GGTTGTCCCTCCTGCGTGGTGATGTCTGTTCAGTATGGGCGATTGTGCCAGGTTTCTATTGAACTGTTACCTATGTTCGAGCTACTTTGTTCACGTCACCACAACACCGACCGAGAGAGCCAACCATGAAGCAGCTACTGAACCCGCCCAGCGAGTTGACCGACCTCGAGGCCGAGATCGCGAAGGGCTGGGAAGACTGGGAAGCCATGCCCGACAGCGCCGCCCGCGACCAGTTGCGGGATGAGCTGTGGGCGAAGGAAGACCGCGCCGACCGCCTGATCGACCAGGCGGGCCGGTGACGGCCCTCGTGGCGCAGGACACGGCGGCGTGCGACTGCGGGACCACGCGTCCCGCGCACGCCCCGTGGTGCGCCTCCGAGGTCGAGTGGTACACCACCCCCTGGGGTGCAACCACTCTCATCGCCGAGTACTTCGCCGTCACCGTCCTGGCCGTCGAGGAGCCAGGCGGGGCGGTCCTGTGGTGGGTCGTCACGGTGCGCACCACCCTGTACGCGCCGATCGCCGGGTTCCGGTGGTCGGCGACGTTCGATAGCCGCGAGGAGGCGCAGGACGCCGCGGTGGTCACCGTCCGCGCCCATCTGACCGTCGCGAACGTTCGGGCCGAGTCATGATGCTCGCCACCATGATTCGAGAACTACGTGACGCAGCCCGTTCCAACCCGACCGCCGCGCTCGCCGCCCTGGGGGTCGGCGTGTTCGCCCTACTGTCCGCGGTGCTCGCCGACGTCGACCCCGCCGTCGCGGTGGTGTCGTTCGGTCTCGCGACGGTGGTGGTGTTGGCGGTCGCCGTGCCGGCCGGACGCCGCCAGTACCGGAGGGCGCAGGAACAGCGCGAGCGTGACCTCGCTGAGCGTGCCGACGATCAGAACGAGCGCTGGAACCAGCACGGCGATCTGTGGTGACGCTGGGTCGTGCGCCCCGCCCCCGGGTCTGCCGGGGGTGTGGACGGTCAACCCAGACCACCAACATCCAAGGAGAACAGCATGATTCGCAAACTGAGCACCGCCCTGGCCACGCTCGCCGTCCTGGCCGCCCCGGTCGCCGTCGCCATGGCCAACCCCACCCCGGCACCGGCCCAGGTTCCGGCGCCGTGCGTCATCCAGCTCGGCAACGGTGGGACGGCGCCGTGTCCGCCGCCGATCGTGTCGACGGACGGCTCCTCGATCGGCGGTGGCGCCAACACCGACCCGGTGAACATGGGCGACCTCCCCCGCACGGGACCTGACTACTCCTACGAGGCCCCGACGTGGACGCCGGACGAGGAGGAGCCGGACACCGAGGAGCCGACCGAGACCGAAGAGTCCGCGCCGGAGGCGGAGTGAGCACGCTGACGTCCCGCATTTCGGTGCTCGACCAGTTGGGCAGGACGGCCACGGTTGCGTGGCTGTCCGCCCAGGTGGCGACCCCCGACCGGGCGCGGGAGTTGTTGGAGCAGGGCACCGCCCCGACGGAGCTGCAGGCCGTGTGGGTGGCGGCGGTCGCCGACGGGGCGACGAAGGAGCAGCTCGACGACGCCCTCGACTACACGTACCGCAACGCGCTGCACAGCATGCGGTGGGGGCGGGCAGTCGAATGGTGAACCACAACGACCACGGCAAACGGAGACCCCAATGACCAACCACCGCAAAGACGCAACCGCCCTCGCCTTCGAACAGAACCTCGGCATCGTGCACGCGCTACTCGACGTCGCCGACGCGATCCGCGAAGGCAACCAACCGACCGAGCTCATCGCAGTCCAGGAGGAGGTCGGCACGTACGTCGACGTCATGTTCGACGGACCGCCGGGACCGGAGTCTGGCAGATTCATCGAGGTCGAGAATCAGCACCGCGCGTCGATTCGGTTCGGCGAGTGGGTCGAGTTCGCCGATGGCCGTTGGGCTCTCCGTATCCGCCGCGGGGACGTCGAGCGAATACAGCCCTCTGTGTTCGACAGCCGCGTCGATAATCGGGGGACGTGATGGCCGAGGTCGAATGCGACCACGTCTGGCAGCTGGTCGAGGACGGGTACGGGCGCTTCTGGTCGACAACGATCGACGATGAACGCAAGGTCATCGTCGCGCAGAACAGCCGAATGTCCGACACGGGGACGGGCGAGTTCCTGCAGTGCGAGAACTGCCAGAAGCGTCGAGATGTGCCCCACGGCTACACGATTGGATGGTACTGACATGACCTGTTCATGCACGATCAAGCACAACGTGCCCGGGCCGTTCGCGGAAGCGGTTCTCGAAGTCGTCACTATCGAAGACCCGGACTGCCCGAAACACCGGCCGCGGACCTTGCGGCAACTGGTCGACCTGCACCAGTTCGAGCAGTGGCACGACGGCGACGGATACTCCGAGCCCCGCAATGACGGCTACGGGTGCAGTTGCGGGTTTGTGTACGACGACCACATACAGCACCGAGACTGCACCTGCGATTTTCCGGAGGAGATGGAACAGCGGCACGCTGAGCATCTCCTGGCGGTGGCCGTGCGTGCGCGTCTCGCGCGCAGCCGAGGTGGTGCGCGATGAACGTTCCAGAATCGACAACTCGCGTCGAAGAGCAGGTGCCGACGGGGATCGTGTGGGACCGGCCCCGCGCGGACGTCGTGCGCGCCCGGGTGATCACCGCGCCCGGCGACGGGAACCGGGAGCTCATCGCGACGATCGAGTACACGCTCGAACAGGCCGCCGAGATGTGTTCCCAACTCCTGCGGGCGATGTCGTGACCGCCGTGAAGGCGGCGGACGTCATGGACCTCCCGGAGGTCGCCGCGGCCGCCGGCTGGACGATCCAGTCCGCCCGGGTCATGTACTCGCGGTCCCGCTGGAACCGCGAGGCCGGCACACCCCGCCACACCGACCTACCGGCGCCGCTGCGAACAGTGTCGGGCCGGTACCCGATCTGGGCGCGCGCGGACATCGAGGCGTGGATGACGCGCCGCACGAAGCGGACGGAAGGTGACCATGAGTGATGAGTTGTGGCGGTCTGCGGTCGGGTTCGCCAACTACGAGGTGAGCAACCTCGGGCGGGTTCGTCGGGTCACCGGAGGCCGAGGGGTGCGGGCCGGGCGGGTGCTGAGGCCGCAGAAGCAGCCGAACGGGTACCTCTGCGTCACCCTGTGGCAGGACGGCGTCTCGACGAGGCGAACCGTGCACACCCTGGTCTACGAGGCCTTCGTGGGCGTTCGATCTGCGGGAGTGGAGATCAACCACCTCGACGGTGTGAAGGCGAACAACGCGACGACGAACCTGCAGGGCTGCACGAGCGCACAGAACAAGGCTCACGCTGTCGCCAACGGACTGGCGGCGACCGGTCTTCGGAACGGTGCGACGAAGCTGCGCGCTGACCAGGTCATTGCGATCCGCGCGGCCGCGGCGTCTGGCCGGTCTCAGCGGTCAATCGCGGCCGAGTTCGGGGTCTCGCAGGGGCATGTGTCCGACATAGTGCGGGGGCGGAAACGCCGCACGGTGGTTTCGTGACCGCGGTGGTGATCCCGCCTGCGGTGTGGGTGCACGGCCGTCTGGGGTCGTGGATGATCGTCGATCTCGACGCCGGCCAGTATCTGTCGCTGTCGGTGACCGGCGGGGTGTGGCTGGCAGAGTTGTGCGGCCCTGACGACGCGGTGATCGAGCGTCGTCAGGGCCGGGGTCGGTCGGGGTTGCATGCCCGCGCTGCTGCGGTGCGGGCGGCGCGGGAACTACGAGCGGGCGGCGTTGCGTGACTCGAGATCGTCGAGCACGGCGCGGTTGACCTCGATGAGGTCGTCACCGATCCACAGTTCATCGTGGCGGTAGATGCCGCGGAACACGTCGCTCACACCATTCAGGCGAACATCGAGGAATGTTGCGACGCCGCTGTTCTCGGTAGGCCCGTGGGACACTGCCTCGAGGAGCCCCACCAGCAGGGTTCGGCGGCCGTCGGCCACCCCACCGATGGCGATGTAGTCGCCGATGTTGTCGATGCCGAGGTCACTGGTCCTGACTTTGTTTGCTGTCATGCGGAGCAAGTTACCTCCTGCGCGTGAGCGCCCCGCCGATCAGAGGTCGTCGACGAGCTGCGCGGTGTCCCCGGTCATCGCCTCGTAGCGTTCGAGGATGACCTCGCCGTACTTCGGGTCCAGCTCGACCAGCGCTGCCCGCCGGCCGGTCACGTGCGCGGCCGCCATCGTCGACCCCGACCCGCCGAACGGGTCGAACACCAAACCGCCGGGCGGGCACGAGTTGCCGAGCATGTGCCCGATCAGGTCGACCGGCTTCATCGTGGGGTGGTCCTTGTTGGCCGGCGGTTTGTCGTAGAACAGGGTGGTTGCCTGGCTGTTGTCGCCGAACCAGCGGTCACCACCTCGGCCGAGACGTCCCGACCCTTTCTGGCCGGGGGTGAAGCCGTACAGGATCGATTCGTGCTGGTAGTGGTAGTCGCTGCGGCCCAGGACGATCGTGTTCTTCACCCAGGCGAGGGTTTGTCGCCACTGGATTCCGGACGCGAGCATGCCGTTGCAGAAGTGGGCGAACTCGGGGCCGGGTGGGCAGGCGACGTACACGGGGGCTCCGGGGCGGGCGGCGTTGAGGATGGTGCGGTATGCGCCGGCCAGCAGTGCGGGGAGGTCCTTCGCGCCGTCGTTCTCGATCGTCAACGACTCCTTCGTCTTCCCGACGTAGTCGACGCCGTACGGCGGGTCGGTCCACACGCAGTCGGCGCGGTCCCCGACCAGCCAACGCAGCACCGCCTCGGTGTCGGTGGAGTCGCCGATCCACAGGCGGTGTGGGCCGAGCTGCCACGCCTGCCCGGTCTTGGCGCGTCCGGGGGCGCGGGGTACCGGTGGGGCGGTGTCGGGGTCTCCGACGAGTTCGTCGGGGTTGAGGAGCGCTTCGAGGTCGGCGAGGTAGTCGGCGTCGTAGCCGGTGCCGGTCATGTCGAGGTCGTCGGACAGCAGCTCGTACAGCTTTTCGGGGTCGATGCCTTCGCCGAGTTCGGCGATCCGGTTGTCGGCCAACAGGATGCGTTTCGCGGTCTGCGGGTCGGTGTCGATGACTTCGACGCGGATCGTTTCCTGGCCGCGGGCCTTGGCGGCCTGCCAGACGTGATGCCCGGCGAGGAGTGTGCCGTCGGTGAGGGCGACGACGGCCCGGTATTGGCCGAACTGGTCGAGGGATTCGCGGATGGCGTCGACGTTGCCGCGGTTGGGGTTGTCGGGGTGTGGGTGGAGGTCGGTGACGGGGAGGGTTTTCGTTCCGACGTGGTTGACGGTCACGGGGTGGTCCTTCCGGTGATGGTGGGTCCTGGGGCGCGGTGGGTCCAGATGCGGCCTTGGTGTGTGAGTGCGTGGGAGCGGCCGCATTCGGGGCAGTAGCCGCGTGGGAGTCGGTCATGGTCGCGGAGGGGTGCCGCGCCGACGTGCCACCCGCCGCTGCCCGGACAACGCATCGGCTACGGGGTGGCCAGGCCGGCGGCGAGGGCTGCTGCGACGACCGCCAGGACAGTCGTGCACGTCGCCGCGATGAGGCATCTTCGCATCCCAGTGCGGGTGGCGTCGATGGCAGCGAACAACAGGACGAACGTCGCGAATACGCAGGCGATCGTGGTTGCGATCAGCCCCGTCTCGATAGCTTCGCTCCAGTTCACTTCGTGTACCTCCGCATCCGACGTTGGCGATCGCGTTCGACGCGGCGGGCGAGGTCGTCGGTGTCCGTGGTGTGGACGGTCCCTTCGACGGTGATCGTGTCGGTGCGGGGCGGCCAGTTCCAGTGCCCAGGTGTGGGTTTCTCCGCGAAGGGCAGGTTCTCCTTGAAGAACAGGCCCGTCGGGTTCACCACGCACAGGCTGACGCGGGTCTCCGGGTGGTCGTTGGTGCCGTACGAGTCGTCGACGGCGGTGACGATCGCGGCGCGCGGTTCGGGCAGGTACTCGCCGCCCGGGGTGCCGTACGACTGGTAGTGGACGATGCGGCCGACGGTGGGCTGCTGGGTCATCAGAAGGTCCTTTCGGTGGTCTTGTCCTGCGGTTTGGTCTGTGCGAGCCAGCTGTCCCGCAGCACGACTTCGCGGCCGCGGTGGTCGAACAGGAGGCTGGTGTGGTGGGACTCGGACACCGAGAGACCGCCGAGCCCAGGCCAGTACAGTTCGGTGTGGTTGATCTCGAGGCTGCGGCTGCGGTGGAGGTGCGGCCACGGTTTCCAGGAGAAACCGGGCGGGGGCATGGTGCCGTGTGGGCTGCCCCAGTGGTAGGCGCCGAGGCGTCGGGTGCTGTGGGGGCGTTTCCATTCGAGCAGGACGTTCCACGAACTCCTCGAGGTGCGGCGGAGTTTCAGGTTCGGTGTGAGCCTCAGGGCGAGTGCGCGCCAGAGCATGCGGGTCAGGCTTTCTGTGTGAGTTGGCGGATGGTGGGTTGCATGTCGTCGAGCTGCCGGCACATGCGGGCGTACGGGCTGTCGGCCGGTGGGTCGAACGTGGCTGGGGCGATGTGGACGCGGCCGCCGATGAACACGCCGACCGGGCCGTCGGGTATCCGGACGATGCTGCCGTTGGCGTCGCGGAGGAGGCCGTTGTGGTGGTCGAAGTGGGGCGCTTCGTAGTAGTCGGTGCCGTGCTTCTTCACCCAGCCGGGCGGCGGGCTTCTTCACCCAGCCGGGCGGCGGGCCCTGGACCTCGTCTGGGTCGCGTCCGTCGATGACGAAGTCCCCGTCGACGATCTTGTAGCCGCCCCGCTTGGCGGCGACGAGGTCGGGGGCTGGGAGCGCTGCGGCGCCGAGGTGCCGAAAGGTGTGGCGGCCGCGGGCCCGGCGGATCACCGTGACTCCCACTCGATGCCGAACCGGCCGTCGGAGTGAGTGCCGGTGTGCCCGGCGAACTTGCTGCACCGGTACGGGACACCCTCGAAGTTCGTCGAGTCGCCGTACACGTCGCCACACACTCGTTCGCCCGGCCATGAGGCGCCGCTGTAATGCCGGTGGTCGCCGACGTGATCGGGTGCGAGAGTGCACATGTGCCCGATCTCGGTGACGGGGTCGACGTGCTCGGTGCCGCAGATCACGCCATTGCCGGGATGTTCGTCGGGGCTCCGGCTGATCGTGACACCGTCGATCACGACAGTGCCGCCGTTCGCGCGCACGTCAGCGACGACGTCGACGACATACCGGATCTGTTGGTCGGTTGGGTCCGCCCAGGCCCGCCCGGATTCGGTGACGTGTTTGCCGTCGTGCCCGAGGGGGAGGCTGCACGGGACGCCGCCGGGTGGGTCACCAGCACCGACGCGGTGCAGGGCCGCTCGACACGTCTTCGCTGGCCATTCGGTGTAGGGGATGCCGAACGTGTCGAGCAGGACGCGCAGGTTCTGCTCAACCATCGCCGTCATGCGGACGACCTCGTCCGTGAGGTTGATCGGGGTGGTCGGCGAGCTGTCGGCTGGCTGGTGTGAGACGCCTGACGGCCCGGTGGGTGGTGTCGATGGCTTCTCGGTGTGGTTGCGGGGGCCGGGGTGGGTCATCGTGGCTGGTCCTCTCGGGGGTAGTTAGTCGGGCATGCGGAGCACGAGGTCGCGGGTGCCGGCGACGATGCCGACGACGCGGTAGGTCCAGTCGCCGTTGGCCATCGCGAATCGGTAGGTGAGGTGGTCGTCGGAGATCGACAGGTTGCCGGTCTCCTGGAGCTCGCCGATCACCGCGGGCGAGATCGCGAACTCTGGTGTGACGTCGCACAGTTCGATGAGGCCGTCGTGGCGGACGCGGAGCCATGGGGCGCCTCGGGTGTGTGGCCAGTCGTGCGGGCGCGGCAGGACGGGCACCTGCGTGGGGACCATCAGTCCCCCTCGTTGGTGAAGTGTTGGCGCTCGCATTCGGGGTCGTCGCAGTCGTGGCGGAAGTCCTGGCGGTGGTTGAAGGAGACGTCCTCGCTGCCGTCGTAGCAGCTCCACTGGTGGCCGGGGTCGAGGGTGCAGTGCGCCGCGTACGGCCCGGGGTCGCCGCACTGGCCGCGCCGGATCTTGGCGATGTTCATCGGGGGCCTCCCCACGGCAGGAGGAGTCCGTCGCCGGGGCGGCGGGGCACGAGGTGCACGTGCAGGTGCTCGACGGTCTGTGTCGCCGCCGCGCCGTTCGAGGTGATCAGGTTGTACTCGGCGTCGTCCGGCAGGTGGCTGGCCGCCCACCGGACGGCCGCGCCCATCGCCTCACTCGTGGCCGTCGCGTTGGGGTGTCGTGCGTGCCAGTCCGGTACGAAGAGGCGGTGTCCCTCGGTGACGGGGTTGAGCGGCACGAAGTGCACGGCGTTGTAGACGGGCACGTATTCGGCTGTGCCGTCTTCGATCTTCGCGCAGAACGGGCAGGGGTTGGGAGTGTTCCTCATGCGGGCACCCCCGCGGGTAGTGCTGGGAGCCAGCACGGTTCGACAGCGGCGATCGCGTCGAGGTCCCACACGCAACCGGAGGCGCAGTCCCAGGTGTAGTACCACGACGCGTTGAGCCGCATCGACCACTGGTAGGGGGCGATGACGATGCCGGCGTACTCGGCGGCGACCACCCGCCAGTCGATGCCCCACAGGTCGCGCTCGTTGGGGTGGTAGCGGAGGTCGAAGTCCGACGGTCCCGCGTAGGTGCGGTGGAACTCGAGCATGTCGGCGACGTCGTCGAGGCGGAGCACGTTGGCGCCCGGGGCGAGGGTGACGTTGTGCGCGTGGCGGAGTCGCGCCTCGGGACGCATGCCGTTGAACTCGGGCAGGCAGTATTCGGGCCAGTCGTCGGGGCCGGTGACGGACACCCAGAGTCCTTTCGGCTTCTCGAACGTGCCGGGCCCTGGTTGGGTGTAGCGGCGGTCGCGGTCGAACCGGACGAGTCGCGGCGCGTAGTGCATCAGGCCGGTCATGCGCACCACCGATCGAAGTCGGCCTCCGCGAGGCGGTCCAGTTCGGCGTTGACCCAGGCGGGTGCGTACGCGCGGACCATGCGGCGCAGGAGGGAGTCTTCGTGGCCGTGGGCGTCTTCGGGGTCGCGCTTCCCGGTCTCGATGATGGCGTCGACCTCGTCCGCCAGCTCGGGCTGTGCGTCGATGCTGTCGGTCACGGTCACACCGCCTTCAAGACGTCGCGGATGCTAACGCGGTGGCCCTGCCAAGACATGCCCGCGCAGTCGCATTCCTCGCCGACCGGACGCGGGAACGCGCATCCGCGGGCGACGCCGAGGGCCGGGTTGCCGTCGTGGTGGCGGTGGGCGAAGTGTCCGCAGTCGTCGCACTGCCCGCCGGGTCCGGCGTGGAACAGTGACGCGACGGCCTCGTCGTAGCTGGTGTCGCTCACTGGTTCCTCCGTTTGAGTTCGGCGATCTGGTAGTTCGCTTCGCCCATGTGGGCGCGAAGGCGTCCGGCGATCGCCTCGAGGGCGTTGACGACGATCGCCACGTCGTCAAATGCGTCGTGGTCGATCGCGATCGCGGACTCGGCTGCGACGGCCCCACATCCGCAGTCGCAGGTCTCGCCGGTGGGGAACAGGATCACGGCGACACCGGGACGGGTGAGGTCCATGTCGGGGTGTTGCTCGAGGATCTGGTCGCGAGCCTTGTCGAGGAAGTCGTTGGCGGGTTCGGTCATCGGTCGTCCCAGTCCTCGGTGGTGATGGTGCCGCCGAGGATGATGCTGGCGGTGACGCACGGCCACGCGGTGCCGCAGGTGCAGCAGGTGAGGTGTAGGTGGCCTCCGACGACGCTCTGCCGTGTGAGCGCGGTGTGTTCGTCGAGGACGTTGGCGAGAATGCGGGCGCGGTCGTCGGCGGTGTGGCGGGCTCGGTCTTTCAGGTTTCGCATTTCGGCGAGGTCGGCCCGGGCTTCGGTGAGGCGTGGGAACAGTTTCATGCTGGTGTCTTTCGTGTTGGTGTGGCTGCGGGTCGGCCGGCGGGATCGACGATCAGCCAGGGGCGGTCGGTCCAGAGGGGTTCGTTTGCGCGGCAGAGGGCTTGGTGGAGGGTGCCGAGGTCTTCGGGTTCGAGGACGCCGTCGCGGTCGGTGAGGGTGAACATGCCCCGCGTCATGCGGTGGACTCCCTCGACTTCTCGATCGCGGCCTTCAACCGCTGAGTGGCAGATACAAGGGCGTCAACCTCGTTAGGTGCAGGGCGTACACCGATGTTGATGATCTGCTCGGCTGCGTCGATGAGTTCCCGACGGGCGTCGCCCTCGTCGCGCATGTCGTTGTGCTCGATGCCGTGCGAGTCGGCGACGGCGTGCGCTCGGCAGTTCTGGCCGACGGTCTCGCATTCGTCGCACCGCTCGACGGTGGGCGGCTTGGCGTTGTCGTCCCATGCGTAGTGGAGGGACGCGTCGCGATGCAGGTTCGCGCGGTGGCCGGCGTCCAGTGCGCACACGAACACCGAGCCGTCGGGGGCGGTGAACGTGCTGTCGCAGTAGCCGATCCCTTCGGCCCGCTGGTCGAGCTTCCGGCGGAGGACGGCGACGGTGGCGCGTTCGTCGAGGAGTTGTTGCGTGGCTTCGTCGCGCTGCTGCCGGACGGCGTTGAGGCGCAGCTCGAGGTCCCGGATCTTGTTCTCCGCGGCGGTGCCGATGAGCGCGGACACCACACCCGGCGCGCTCACTGGGCACCGCCCGCGGTGTCGTCGATGAACGCGAGGGTGACGTCGCGGGGGCAGGCGATCATCGCCCACACCCCACCCCCAGCGTCAGGCGGGATCTCGCCCAACGTGATCGGCCACGACGGGATCGTCTTGGTGTGGGCGAGCCCCAGGATGGAGAACCCCAGACCGCGGCCGGCGTGGGCCGTGACCGTCAGCTGCTCCGGGTCGTCTGCGGGCCGGTTGAGCGTGAACGTCGTGCACCCGATACGGGACGGCCGCGCGACCGGCACCCCGTCCTGCTGGGGGTCTTCGAGATCGACACGGGCGACACGTAACTCGGGCCCACCGGACTCGACGTCTTGGAACACCGCGGAAAACACGACGGGGTACTCGGCGGTGGTGTCGAGGATGGACCGATCCAGAATCGGCGGAATCATATTCACAGGTTTCTCTCCAACTGTGTCCTACGTGGTGACTCCGGTAACACTACCTTGGCGATCGCCTGACGGTGGCGTTCCAGCACACGAAACGGCATCCCGACCGTGTCGGCCGTGACCCGCGGCACCGACAGCACGAGCGCGATCGACGCCAGGGTGAGCGCGTCCATCTGGTCGTCGCCGTGCGGGTACTCGTTCGGCCACAGGCGGGTGATCCCGGCGGCCACGTCGGCTTTCCCGCCGTTGCCCTTGTCGCACGCGAACTTCTTCACGGTGGCCGGCGGCACCTCGACGAACGGGACGTCGAGGCGGGCGAGGCCAGTGACGACGAGCCACCACAGGCCGCCGCGGTCCCAGGTGCCGGAGTTGTTGGACCCGAACGACGGGCCTTCGACGCAGACGAGGTCGGCGCCGCGGCAGGCCCCGACGATGGTCTGGCGGAGGCGGGTGAGGCGGGCTTCGCGGTCGGCGAGGGTTTTGCCGGTGGGGCTGCTGGTGATGGTTTGCAGCTGGACGGTGTGGTCGCCGTTGGTGGGGTCGTAGGTGAGGGTGGCGATGCCTGTGCTGGTGAGTGACAGGTCTAGGCCGATGACGGTGGTCATGTTGGTTTCTCTCCGGGTGTGGTGGGTTTTGGGGGCTGAGTGCGTCTGTGCGGGTTTGGGGGTTACTGGGGTGCTGAGGGGTGGGCGTTTGGGGCTCAGGTTTGATCTGGGCGGCGGGAGGGCGGTTCGTGGCGTGGTTCCGTGGGGTCCAGTTGAAGTGTTTCCTGGGCGGGCGGGGTGCCTGGGTGGGGGCAGCGGCGTGCGCGGCCGTCGTGGTCGATGACCCATCCGGAAGGGTCGCAGTGGCGGCAGGCGTGGATGGCTCGGCGGCGTTCGCGTGCTGCGGCGCGTTGGGCTTCGGTGAGGCCGGTCATGGTTCGGGCTCCGGGTCGGGCTTGGGCGTGGACTTGCCTGCGGCCATCTGGGCGCGGAGCTGCTCGAGTTTGGCGCGGCCCCGGGCGTTCGTGGCGGCCTGGTCGGGGTTGTGGCGGCAGACGCCGCTGGGTCCGTCGCCATCGGTGAGTTCGTAGCCGCGGTCGTCGCACAGGTCGCAGGCGTCGATTTCGGCGCGGGTGAGGTCGGCTTGGGTGCGGCGGGCGTCGACGCCGGACTGGGTGCGGCGGCGGTTCTCGCGTTCGGTCCAGCGTTCGTGTGCTCGGCGGAAGTTGCCGCAGGCGCGGCACGGGACGCCCGGGTTCGGGTTCCGTCGGTGGTTGGCGCAGACGCTCGGGGGTTCGGGGTCGTTGCGGGCGCTGGTGTCGGCGCGGCAGTTGGGGCAGCGGCCGGACGGGTGGGGTTTCCCGTCGGCTCCGCCGGTCCAGACCGGGTCACCGCAGTCGCTGCACCGGTCGGCCCATTCGGGGTCGAGGGTGGGGGGTGGCCCGTTCGGGGAGTCGTCGCTGGTGGTGTCGGCGTTGTCGGTGTCGGCGATTTCGGGCTGCTCCCCCAACGCAACCACCTCGGTAGGTGAGGTTTCAACCTCAACCCCAACCACAACCTCAACCGGGGGTTTCGGCATCCCTTCCGGGAAGGGTTCCGGGAAGGGTTCTGTTTTCCCAGGTCGCCCGAACCCTTCGGTTAAGGCTTTCGCGAAGGGTTCTGACAAGCCTTCGGGGAACTCTTCGGGGAAGGGTTGCGGGTAGGGTTCCGTGATCCCTTCGGCGGTGGCTTTCAGGTGCTCGATCGCTTCGGTGGCCATGGCGTCCATCTGGTCCTGCATGCGGCGGGTCGATTCGGCGGTCTTGGCTTTGATCTGGGGGATGGTGATGCCGCGGTCGAACTCGCCGAGGAGCACGGCGGAGAGCTTGTCGGACTGGATGGCGGTGATGGCGCGTAGGGCGCTCTTGAGGACGTTGGGCTGCTTGTCGACCTGGTCGCCGCGGATGAACGTTCGGACGAGGAGCTCGCCGGTGTACTCGTCGGTGTAGACGTAGGCGTTGGCCTCGAGGCGGGTAAGTCCGGCCTTCACGTCGCGGTCTGTGGGGATGGTTCCGTCGTCGGCGCATGCGAGGGCCCAGCGACGGTAGTAGAGCGGGGTGACGCCTGCGGCGTTGAGGCTGTCGCTGGCGAGGATCGCGAGGTACAGCATCTTGTCGAACTGGGGCATGGTGGTGAAGTCGCGGTCACGCATGAGGCGGAACCACACCTTCGCGTACTGGCGTCCTGTGGTCACTGGCGGGCCTCCTGTGTGGTTGCGGTTATCTGCGTCCTGGTGTCGCTGTCGACGGTAGACCGCTGTCTGTGGCGTTCGGCCATCTTCGTGAGCGAGGTGGTGGCGAGTCCCAGGCGGCGGGCGATGCGGGTGTCGTCCCAGCCGTAGTCGGCGAGGTGGCGCCACTCCTCGCGGACGAGGGGGTCGGTGATCGCATCGGGGTCGAAGCGTGGGGGTCGGCCGGTGAGGTCTTTCGGCCACTTCTCGATCGCGGTCACGCTTCTCTCCGTGTGGTGATGTGTGTGGCTGTCGTGGGGTCGAGGTCGCGGACCCAGTCGAGTGCGTCCTCGAGGCGGACGTCGCGGTCGAGGGCGGCGCAGGCGGCGATGAACGCGGTCGCGAGGCGGGTGGGGGTCCAGCGGGAGATCTCGCGCCACACGTCGGCCGGGTCGAGGTCGCGTACGTCGCAGACGATGGTGTCGACGTCGCGCAGCGCTTGACCCTGGGCCTGGTGCGGGTTGCGGGGGTATGGGATGTCGGCGGCCTTCACGGCGGGGGCGTCCTTCGGAGGGAATGGGATCGTGCGAGGCGGCGGGAGGGTCATGTCCCGGATCTGGTGGTCGGTGTATCCGGCGGCGAGGAGCTGGTCCCAGCGGGCGTGGAAGTCCCGTGCTGTGTGGGCCAGCTCCTCGGCGTCGCGGACTGCCGCCCACTTGGGGCGGCGGGCCATCAGGTGTTGGCGGCGGAGAAGATTTGCTCCGGGTTGTCGTCGGGTTTGGCCGCCGGTTCGGTGATGTCGGAGTCGAGGTCGGCGTCGGGTTTCGGCGCGTCGTCGATGTCGTCGATGCTCGTCTGGGCGGGGTCGTGTCCGTCTGCTCGAGCGACGAGTTTCACCGGGGCGGAGTCGACGACTCGGAACGCGAGGATCTGGCGCTGCCCGTCGGCGATCTCGTCGGTGATGACCTTGACCAGTTCGGCGCGCACGGTCATCGAGAACGTGTCGCCGAGGTAGGCGCGGGGGTCGTTGCCGGGGAACTCGAACTGGTCGGGTCCGCCTCCGGAGAAGCGGTGGAAGAACATTCCGGCGGGGGATCCGCCGTCGCCGTTCATGTTGGTGACCTTCGTCATGGGGTGTGGTGCTCCTTCGTTGCGTGTGGGTGGGTGGTGCGTGGGTTACTGATCGGTTGTCCGGCCGCCGTTTTCGAGTGATTCGAAGACCTTCTGCACCTCCTCGCTGGTGAGTTCCTTGGAGGTGGTGACCTCCCGCTGGACGACGTCGCTCATGTAGGCCAGGGCGCCTGCGCGGTCGTTGCCGAGCCCGGCTTCGCCGAGCATCGCGTGGAGGCGCTTCAACTGGGCGGCGGTGATGAGCTTCTGGGCGGGCTTCTTCTCCTCGGCCGGGGACTCCTCGCTGGCGGGCGGCTCGTCGGCGAGGGGGGCTTCGGCCGGGGCGACGTCTTCTGCGGGCTTCGACACCGGGGCGCCGAGACGCTGGCGGAGTCCCGCCGCGCCGGTGGTTGCCTGGGCCTCGTTGCGCACGTACTGCGGCTGCTCCAGCTCGAGTTCCTCACGGCTGTAGGCGATGCCGAGGAGGACGTGGGGCGCGATCTTGCGGCAGACCTCGGTCGCGGCCTTGGCGTAGAGCATCGCCTGGGGGTCGGTCTCGTACTTCTTATTGGAGGTGTAGCCGGCGCGGCGGGCACGGTCGTAGGTCCACGTCGACTCTTCGGTCTCGCCGGTGCGCGGGTCCCCGGCGCGGACGGTGACCGAGGTGTCCGTCGACTCGACGGTCTGGATCGCGTAGCCGTGCGACTTCACGAGCGCGACCATCGTCCGCGCGTAGATCGCGGGCTGGCCGTGGACTACGAAGATCTGCTGCAGCGACTGGATGGGGTTCAACCCGAGCTCGCCGCCGTAGAGGATGGCGGCGGCACCGTTGGCTGGCTTGCCTCGGTAGATCGCTGGGACGAGTTCGGACGAGCACATGGCGTCGGCGAGCTTCTTCGCCGCGCCCATCGCTTCGGCGTGCTGCATGAGCTGGCCGATGGCGGCGGGGACGGACGGACGCTGGGCGGGGAGGATCGAGAGGGTGTCGTCGGTCTGGTGGGCGAGTTCGTTGCTGGTCATGCTGGGACTCCAATCGTGTTGCGGGCTCGGTCGATTGAGATTTCGGCGTTGGTGTACGCCCAGGGCGGGAGGGAGATTGTTCCGACTTCGTCGGGTAGGCCGGGCCAGGTGTCGGTCTGGTGGCAGTGGGCGTAGAGGTCGATCGCGGCGCGGTTGAGGCGTCGGCCGAGGTCCATGTCGGCGGGGGTGAGTTCGACGACCGCCATCAGGTAGGGCGGTTCTTTCTCGACGGCGAGGAAGAAGAACGAGTCGACCTTGATGCCGGCGAGCTCGGCGACGTCGGTGTAGAACGGCGCCTGCTGGTGGTAGCCGTAGTCGGCGATCGACTTCTCGAAGCGTGCGGCGTCGTTGGTGGTCTTGAGGTCGACGAAGGTCCCTCGGGTGTGCCAGTCGGGGCGGCAGCGGAGGCGTACGCCGGTGTCGGGGTCGTGGGCGTAGATCGACTGCTCCGGCGCGCCTTCCTCGAACAGCACCGCGGCGAGCGGGTTCGCCAGGACGGCGTCGCGAAGACCTTCGGCGCGCACGTAGTCCTTGCGCAGGATCGGGACACTGCCGTCGGCGTACGCCTGGTCGCGCTGCTCCTTCGCGGCCTTGGTGCGCCAGTCCGGCGCGTCAACAATCTCGATGCCCTGGCCCTTGCCGAGGATGAGTTCGTGGGCGACGTGGCCGTAGTCCCACTCCTTCTTCTCCTTGCGGGGCGCGTACTTCAGCAGCGCCGGCCCGCCGGGTTTGAGGATCGTTCGGGCCTGCGACGACGACAGCGATCCGGGGTCGCCGTGGTAGGCGTCCTCCGAGACGTCGGCGTGGAGCCCGTCGGATTCGGGTACTCGTAGGTCACCCATGTTCTGCCTCCTGATTATTGTCGCCACGCCAGTCGAGGTGGTCGTCGAGTTCTTCGCGCGTGAGGTCGTGGTCGTCGTTCACCGGTGATCACCCGGCCGTGCGGCGGTCTCGTGCCACTCGTTGACCGCGGTGATGGTCTCGGCGTCGTGGGCGACCTCGTTGATCGGATGCCCGGGTGCGACGTTGTTGCAGATGACGCCGGACAGCGCGGTCGCGGCGGCGAGCGCGAGGGTGGCGTGCACCTGGGCCAGACCGATGATCGCGACGTCGCGCACATCTGGACCGTCCGGCTGGGCAATGCCGATAAGCCGTTCGGCCTCGCAGTAGTGTTCGGGCCCGTTCATCGAGCGATCTGCCCGTCTTCGATGACGACACCGTGTTCGGCGTTGTCGTCGACCCGCTCTATCCACACCTGGTAGCCGTTGGCCGCGGCCAGTTCGTCGATCAGCGCGAGGTTTCCCGAATCCAGCAATGACCCATCGGTCACGCGGATAACCCGCACCTTCGGGTTCAAGGCCATCGCGATCGCAACCGACACGCGTAGCTGCTCGGCCGCCGACGCCTGCGCGAACGGCACACCTTGGTACGTGACGCCCGCTTCGCCGAAACTTAGTCCGTCGATAGGGAACTCGGCCGCCGCGAGCCCCTGCGCGCGCTCCTCGTCGAGGCGGGCGATCTGGTCAGTCAGAGCCCTGTAGTGGGCGTCGGCGTCGTCGAGTGCCGCCGCGACTCTGTTGCGTTCCTGTAGCGACCGAACCTGGACGTTGATGCTCTCGACGTTGTCGATCCGTTCCCGGATCGCGGGGGCTTCCGACTCATCTACCGCCGGAAGATCCCTGAGTGCGGCGACCGCCGCGTCGACGTCCTTCCGGTCGTCGTCCAACTCGGCCCGCTTACTGTCGAGTTGCTGCTTGAGGTCTGCGATTTGCAGCTCCAGGTTCGTGATGTCGCGTTCGGTTGCGGCGGCCAACGCGCGCCGGTTCTCGACCGCCCGCTCCCCCCGCTCCCGCGCCGCGGCCCTGTCGTTCACCGCATCCAACTCGGCGAGGAGCCCGGTCACCGATACGAGCTCGGTCGGTGTATCGACTGGGAACGCGAGAAACCCGGCGAGCTGACCATTGAGTTGCTTCACCTGCCGACCGACGGCCGTCCGCTCGTCGAACGCAGCCATCCGCCGCCCGGCCAGTTCCTCCGGATCGAACGGGAGATCCACCAACGACAACAGCTCGGCCTGTTGTTGCTTGGCCGGCAGTGACGCGAACGTCAGCGGATCGAACGACAGACGACCGATCAGTTCGTCGAGCATCCGTTGAGGTGAGCTGTACTTGGCGCCGTCCGGGCTGGTCACGGTGAGGGACGTCCTGTCGCCGTTCCAGGTGCGGGTGACGATGAAGCCACCGAGGTCGACGGTGACGGTCGCCGATGTCTCACCGTCGCGGATCGGGCGAGTAGTACCGGTGCCCTTCGCCGCGGCCGTATTCGCGAGGGCAGCCCAGATCGCGTCGATGACGCTGGACTTCCCCTGGGCGTTGCGGCCCGCAATCGTCACGGTCGACGACTCGGGGTCCGGGGTGATGTCGACGGCCTTCAGACGCTTGAAGTTCTCGGCCTGCAGTTGGATCACACGCAACCCTGTGCGCTCGGTGGTTGTGCCAGACATGTCTCTCCTGCGGGATTCAGTGGATGGTGGGGTTACCAGTGGATGGAAGGGGTGGGGTCGAAGTTGTCGACCGGTTCGAAGTCGTTGGCGCGGCGCTCGGCGAGGTCGTCGATCCAGCCGTCGTAGGCCTCCTGCTCCTCGGCGCGCAGCTGGGATCGCTGGTAGTCGTCGAGGAACATCCGAGATCGGGGCATTCGAGGGCTCCTCGGAGCACAGAAAGGTGTGGGGTGGGCGTGGCCATGTTCACGGCGCCGCGCACCGCAGCTCGGCTGCGGTATCGTGAGTGCGTCACTTGGTTACTCTCCGACGTGACTAGAGGCCGGACGGCTCGCATAAACGGGGTTGTGGTGACCCCCGCGATCACCGTCCGGCTTCCTTGTTCCCAGCGGCGGTGGGCCACATGAGAGCCGCGATCCGGGTGGCCTGTTCAGGACGAAGCGGCCCGGACGGAACAAGGTCAGGTTCCGCGGTGCGGCGGGCGCGGATGCGCTCGAGCAGCTCGGTGGCTGCGGGCGATAGCTCGGTCACGCCGGCACCGCCCGGCGTGCCTCGACGAAGAACGACTCGATCGGTACACCGAGAAAGGTGGCCAGCTCGCCGAGCTCGTCGACCGTGAAAGGGAGGCGCCCTGCCAGACGTTTCGACAGCGCCGCCTGGCTCATGCCGATCTCTTGTGACGCCTTGGACTGACTGGCATTTGCCCTACCGAGTTCGGCGCGGACGTTAGCCGCTACGACCCTTCGTAGGTTGTCTGTGTTTCGCATAGGGAAACTTCTACAACTCAGACTGGTGGGTTTCAAGCACCCGTAGACGTCGGCGTGTTCGGCTGAGCGAAATCACACCCCGCTCTACCTTGCGTTTATTCGCGAGGGAACTAAGCTATTCCACATGACTACAGCTGTGGAGGGGCCGCGTCGGCATCTGCCGGAGGAAGTTGCGGAGCGAGTTCGGATTGCGCTTGCCGCGCGAAGAGTGACCCAACGGGCACTGTGCTCGGCGTTGGAACTGAGTCCACCGTCGGTCAGCAAGCGGGTCAGTGGAAAGCACCCGTTCGACCTCGCCGAGATCGAGGTCGTTGCTGAGACCGCCGGAGTCTCGGTTGTGTGGCTACTTACCGGCCTGGACACCCCGTCCCCAGACGGGGACGGGGACGGCCATCAGAGCCCCCTGACGGGTTCGAACCGTCGACCGCTCGCTTACAAGGTAGCGGCGCAACCACGCACTGTGATCCCCGTCGACTTCACGCGTGACACACCTACCGAGCTACCCGGGATCGCGGCATGACCCCCCGTCAGGTGGATCGCGAGGGCAACGAACTTCGTACCCGCCAGCGAGTCGTCTACGTCGGAATGCTCGGCACAATGAGCGAGCCGGGTCGGGTGTCGCGCGTCCTGAAGGCGAGTGTCCGGGTCCGGTTCGACGACGGCCGTGTCGAGGACGTACACCCAGAGGGTCTGCGCAGGTCAGCGCCCATCGTTAACGAACCGAACGGAAATAGTTCGTTCGTACCAAAACCCTGTGATTTCTGGGACAGAAGTACACAAACGGGACGAAAGTGATGTCCATGGAAATCACAACCGACACCTGGATCACACACCTTCACGCCGAGGGAAAAGCCAACCGCACCATCAAGGATCGGCGGATCATCCTCCGCCGACTAGAGTCCGATCTCGGCTACCCCGCCCTCAAGGCGAACACCCTCGACCTCGCTCGGTGGCTCGGCCGCGACGACCTCGCCCCGGTGACCCGCAGCGTCTACCACTCCATCCTGAGCGCGTTCTACCGCTGGGCCGTCCTCAACGGCCACCGTTCCGACAACCCCATGACACCGATCAAGGCACCCCGCCGGCCCAAGCGGCATCCACGGCCGATCGCCCCGGCCGAGTTCCGCCGACTCATCGACAACGCCGACTGCGAGATGCTTGCCATGCTGATCCTCGCCGGGTACGCAGGCCTCCGTGTCGCGGAGATCGCGCGGTTCCATGGCCGCGACCTCGACGTCCACACCGGCATGCTTGAGGTCCGCGGCAAGGGCGGTGCGACACTGTCGATCCCCGCACATCCAGAGCTGATCGCGCACGCCGCGAAGATGCCGTCGGGCTATTGGTTCCCGTCGCAGCGCGCCAAGCATGTCGGCGGTCAGTGCGTGTCCGAGCGGATCCGGCTGTACATGCTGCGGAATGGAGTGAACGCCACCCCGCACGCGTTGCGCCACACCTTCGCAACTGGCCTCCTTGAGGCCGGAGCAGACCTCCGGGTGGTCCAGGAGTTGATGCGCCACGCGACGCTGTCGACGACTGCGATCTACACCGCGATCACTGACGACAGGAAGCGGGAGGCCATTCAGCGCCTCGGCCGCGAGGCCGACGTCGCCGCGGCGTAGTTCGTTCGGGTGTGAACTGAACCAGACAGGTCCGACATTCGGGGTGGGCGAGCTACACTCCCGCCCATGAAACGCCGCCTGTCCGTGCTCGCCGCCGCCTTCGCCTTCATGCTCATGACGAGCGCATGCGGTAGCAACGGCAATCCCACGGAGACGACGACGGTTACCGTCGCAGCATCCACCACTGCGACCACGGAACGATCCGTAGCAGTCCCCCCACTCAGGCCGGCCGCGACGTCCTTTGCACGACAGACCGGAGCGTCCACAACCGCTGATGGCTACTACGCCGTGCTCAGACGGTGGGCACAGCCAGCATGCGCAGAGCAGATGATCGGGCTCGTGAAATCGTTGACTGGTAGCGATGGTTCCGGGTTCGACGAGAACGAACCAGCACCGGTGGTCCATTCCGTAGAGCAGGACGGCGATACCGGCACGACCCTGATCGACACGACTACCTACCACTGGGAGTACAGCACCAGCGGAGGGTGGCGTTTCAACTGCACCGGGCTGATGCCAACGCTGGAAGTGAACACCGAGCCGGCGCCTACGTACACCGAGGAGCCCACCCAGGACCCAGTGGTCCTGTCGGGGCCGTGCCCGGCCGTCGGCGAGCGCAGCGAGGACGCCTCAGGCACGCCGATGCGATGCATCGCGGCCGACGGCTACGGCGGGCAACGCTGGGCACCCGCCCCCTAGGCCCAGTGGAAATGCATGCGATCGCCGACGCCCGCCCCGGGTTCCGCGTCAGCCTTCGCGCGCACGTCGATGTGATCGATCACGACTCGGATGACGTCGCGGCGGACGTCGAGCGGTGCGTCTGACCACCAGGCTGCGACCTCGTCCTCGGTGACGTGCTCGACCGCGGCGAAGGTGTGGATCAGTGCGAGCTGCGCCCGGCCGGCGTCGATCACCTGTTGCGCCGACCCGACCCCGGTGTCGAAGGCTTCGCGGTGCTGAGCCCCTGAGCCGAACACGTCCGCGAGGTGTGTGATGCGATCTTCGGCCTCGGCGATTTGCTGCTCGTAGTGGCCGGCGGTGCGCTCTCGCGCTTCCCGGATCTGCTCGAGCTGCTCGTCACCAGTGATGCGGATGAGGACGCGTTCGGTTACCTCGGTGTCGGCGAGGCGCTGGGATGTCGAGATCTCGCCGCAGCCGCCGTAGCGGGCGGAGCAGGCGTACGAGGGCCCGGTGGCGTGGAGGTTGCGGCCGCACCTCCCACACCGCAGGATGCCGGCCAGCAGGGTCGGTGGGTTCTTCCGACTGGCGAACTTCTTCCGCGCCGGGTCGGTGAGGATCGCGACGACCTCGTCCCACGTTTCGCGATCGAGGATCGGTTCGATGGGTGCGTCCTCGAGTTCGCCGTCGCGTTCCCGCATCCCGATCATGCGGGGCGCGGTGAGCGCGCGGGTGATGGTGGGTGCGGCCCAGGACTTCCCGGTGACGGTCGCGACGCCGCGTTCGTTCAGCTCGGCGACGAGGGGCCGGATCGCTCCCCCGTCGATGACGTGTCGGGCCCAGGATCGGATCTCGTCGGCTTCTGACTCGACGATCTTGCCGTCGTTCGTCCAGCCGTATGCACGCAGGCTCATCTACTCGTCTCTCCGTCGTGGTGTAACAGTTCCAACTGTAACCCACGTTTCGGAGGTCAGCGTGTGGCTTCCCGCTCAGCCTGCGCCCGCAACCACACTGCGAGTTCCTCGAGGTACGTGCGACCCCGGTACGGGCGCTTCCACCCATAGACCGTGTGCTCCGACGGCACCCGCCGCAGCGTCGCTGGGTCGACACCCAGATAGCCTGCCGCGCCCGTGATCGCCCGGTTGTAGCGTGCGAGCTCAGCGAACACATTCCACGACCGGAACGCGCCATGCAGCCGACCGGCCCGCAGCTTCGCCAGGACGTCGACACCCCACCCTGCGGGGTCGCCCAGCGAGAACGCCGCCGACACCTTCGCGAACTCGACGAGCGGCGAGTCGTCGGAGCACGCGCAGATCACGTCCCGGGGGTTCGTCTCCCACCGCACCGGCACGGTGGTCGGGATCAGGCGGTGGCCGGCGATCCCACCGTCTGGGTGGAACGGATCCGAGACGAGGCCTGCAGCAACGAGGTTCGGGTGCCCGGCCTCTGCGACGTGCCCGAGCACACCGGCCCCGCCGGAGAACCCTGCGGCGATCGCCAGGCCGCCATCGAGCGCAGCCCGTGTCCGGGCGATGCCGTCGGCCATCGACCGGGTGAACGCCGGGCCGAACGGATCACGCCGCGGATTGACGAACCCGTAGCTCGCCGACCACTGCACCAGGACGTGCTCGAACTCTGGTAGCGCACGCCGCAATTGGCTGAGGAGGTCTTGGCCCGGAACCTCGCCGATCCCGCAGACCGTGACCAGGCGCTCAACTCTCGGCACGGCGGGCCGCCTCATCTGCTCGCGCTCGGTCAGCATGCTGGCGGCGCACGAGCGACACTTCCATCGCGATGTAGGAGATGAATCCGAGCGTGTACAGCACTGGGCGCACGTAGTCGCGGCCCGGGTACGCCGAGTCGGTGAACGACGACAGTGCCACCTGCAGGAACAGCGCCGATACGATCGTCGACTTCCATAGGAAGATGCGGCCGACGTCGTTCGTCCACCACGGGGACCGGAACCCGTACGTCAGGCCGAACAGCGACATCATGATCGCGATCGCCATCAGGCAGGCGTCGCCCCAGAGTTCGTCCGGCACATCGGGAAAGAAGACGTTCAGCAGCCACACGACCGTGGTGGCTACCCCCGACAGAATCAGAATGTAGGCGGCACCCTTGAGTACCAGCCGTCGTGGTTCGCTCACCCTCGACCTTCCTGCGCGGCGCCGCGGCCACCCCACGACGCGGCGAACATCTCTGTCCACCCGTTCAATCGCATCTGTTCACGCAGTGCGTCAGTGCTGGCTCTCGATTCGACCGCCAGCCGTTCGGCGTCTTCGCGACGCTTCGCGGACTTCTCTGCTTCGATCTCGTACTGCCGCGTCGTTCTGCGCGCGGCTTCGCGGTCCTCGCGCCGCGACCATGGCCAACGGATCATGTGGCCCCTCCATCACGGCGAGCGGCCCCGAGCTCTCCTTGGATGACGTCGCGCACGGCTTGCATGAAGTGCGCGTTGGCTTGGTCGCTCGCGTTCTTCTCAGTGAGCGCGGTGGTCAGCGTGGCGATCGCCTTGGCGTCGTCCACCGCGCGGGCGTCGGCCTTCTCCAGGCGCTCGCGTGTCTCCTTGTGGGTGACGCCGAGCACGAGTCGCCCTGTCAGCAGCGCCCACATGAAGAGCACAACGACGATCCCGAAGAGACCGACGACGCTGACATTGTCGATCGCGCTCGGCGTCAACCACGTTGGCATCGGCTCTACGCGGCACGGACGAGGGTCGGCGAGCCCTTCGCGGGTCCGACGGGCAGCGACGCGAACGACGTCAGCAGCGACAGCACGGCCGCGGTTCCTGCGTAGGCGACGATCTCGGCCCAGTGGACGCTGCTGAACGTCGGCGCGTTGGCGGCGTCCTGCACCACCGGGAGCGCTCCGGCGAACGCGGCGATGAACGTGCGGCCGGCGCGGATGAGCGCTTCGACGGTCGGGTTCGTCGACGTGATCGACCGGTCGAGCAGGGCGAGCAGAACGGTTGCGGCGGTGCCGATCGCGGCGGCCTGCAGGGCGGTGCTCCACGGCACGGTCATCACGGTGACGCCGCCGACGAGGAACAGCAGCAGGAGTTGGGCGAAGGTCTTCACTGCCCGCTCGATGAGGTCCTCGATGAACAGGACGGCGGGGTTGGTGCGCGGTGAACTCTGGTCGAGAGTCATGGTGTTCGTTCTCCTTCGGGAGTGGTTACTGGTTGGGGGCTTCGGGATCACGGAGGAAGTCGATGACCTTGCTGGGGTGCCAGTAGGCGTCGTAGTGCTCGAACGTCTGGACGCGTTGGCCGCCGTCGCGGAACTTCTCGCTGCCGAGCGGGTATCCCCATGGCCCCTTCTCGGCCTTGAGTGCGGCGTAGCGGCGGCCGATGTCGCCGACCACGACTCCGCCGGAAGTGCCGTACTTGCGGTAGATCGCGCCGCCTTGGAATGCCTGGATCGTGCCGACACCGGTGTCGGTGTAGTGGCGCACCGTGGGGTAGCCGAGGGGGCCGCGCTCGAAGCCCTGGCCCTTCCACACTTCGAAGATGTCGGCGGGGATCGCGATGGCGCGCATTCCGGCCGGTGCGCCGGTGTTGACCTTCGGGTGGAAGTAGATGTGTCCGCGCTCGCAGCGAATGAACTTGCCTTCGCCGTCAGGCGCCGGCTGCTCGTTGACGTCGATGCGCTTGCCGATCCAGCCTTTCGCGCGGTCGTATTCGGCGTTGATTTCGTTGACCGGTGGGGCGATCTCGAGCTTGGCGTCGAGGTACCAGAAGTCGTGGAACAGGCTGTCGTTCCACGCGCGGGCGCCTTCGTAGTAGAAGACGCCGTTGCCCTGGGATTCCCAGTCGACGCCGCGGGCGGACTGTTTGACCTCGCCGCCGGGGCGGTCCATTCCCATCAGCGTGCATGCGGTGTGGCTGTAGATTCCGCCGCCGCCGTGCTGGAGGCCGACGAGCATGATCGGCTTGAACGGCAGGGCAGAGAGTCCGCCGCGCGGCATGCGCTTGAACCAGAGGTCGTAGACGATCTTGTAGTCGAGGCGGAACGATTCGGTTGAGCCGTAGCGGTTTCCGACCCAGTCGGTGCGTCCGGCGAACCATGCACCGGTCTGCAGAACGAGTCCCGAGCAGTCGGTGGATTGCTTCGGGTTCCGGGTGAACGCCTCGCCGTAGCCGTAGTACAGGCCGTCGCGCGCCCGGGCCATCGCGTCGACTTCGCGAACCTTGTCGGGGGTGATGATCTTCGTCATAGGGCTGGGTCTCTCCGGGATCGACGTGGTGGATCGTCGCCCGGCCCTCGGCCAGCAGCTATTGCCAGAATAGACCGGGAACCCTCGGATGACGGTCAGCCCTGCCCGCGGCCCGGGTCAGCGTCGGGCGATCACGAGCCACGCGGCAGCGCTCGCGCAGATGACGATCGCCAGGACGTCGAAGAACATGCACCTTGGACGCATCCGCCGTCCGGACGGTTCCCTGGACAATGGGCCCGGTGATCGATCGCGAGGTGCTGCGCGCCGCGTCCGAGGCTGTGCACTCCCTGATGCGCCGGCAGCAGGCGAACCGTCAGGCCGCTACGGATGGCGGGTGGGTCCCGCTCGACCCCGCTCTAGAGGCGCTGGGTGTGGAGTGCGACGAGGTGCTGTACGGCCGGAGGGCCGAGGCTCCCGACCTCGCCGACCGGCTGTCCGCGGTGCTCGGCGACGACTGGGAACCCTGACCGGGCTGTCAGGTGCTCAGCCACACCCCGATGCTCGTCCAGCTCCCGCCGGAGGGGTTGGTGATCGTGACCGGCGCGGAGTCCTTGTCGGCGACGGCCAGAGCGTTTGCCGCGGTCCGCCGGTAGAGCTGGCGGAGGTTGCCGTTCGACACGACCGACCCGACGTCGCCCGAGGAGACACCGAAGTCGAACCCGACGACGGCCAGGTGCCCAGAGCCTGACGGTGTGCCCGATGGGGTGTTTCCGGACCCGCTGCCGAGCGCCCCGCCGGTGATGGTCGAGACCCCGGTGTAGGACAGCACCGCCACGATGTGTGCGCTCGAACCCGACCGATCGACCTGCACGTTCCGGGCGCCGGCGGCGAGACCGGTGATGCCGTACATGGCGGCGTTGCTGGTCTTGCCGATCAGGGTCATCGGTACGCCGTCGACGCGCGCCGCGTTCGTGACGTTGCCCGCGACGAACACGATGATCGCCGCGCCCGCCCCGACGGTGAGGTTGACGTTGGTCGTCGCCGATCCCTCCACGACCAGCGAGTTGTCGGGTTGAACGTTGTTCGCCTGCCACTTGCGGGTGGTGCGGAACCGCGGCGCCGGAAGAACCATCGGCTACGCCAGATCGCCGGTGACGAGCCACAGATCGGCGGCGCGTTTGCGGAGGACGAGCGCCGAGTACTGGGCGCGGCTCGTCGGCGTCGCGACTGCGGACTGCACGGTCACACCGGACGCGCCGACAATCGTCACCTTCCCGGCGCCCATCTGGTCGACCTCGATGACGGTGCCGATCGGGAACGCGACCGACGCGTTGGTGGGGATGGTGACGTTCACCGCGGACGCGGAGGTGACTTCGACGGCCTTGTTCGCGTCCGTCGCGACGAGTGTGTACGCCCCGGTCTGGGCGTTGATCGTGACGAGTTGGGCGGCTAACACCGAGGCGTCAATCATCTGCTGGATCGATACCGACACTGCGGTCGCCAGTTTCGCGAGCGTGATCGCGCCGTCCTGGACTTTTGCGGTCGAGACGGTGTTGTCGGTCGGGGTGCGGGTGTCGGACAGCCGGGCGTCGTTGCCCTGCGCCGCGGTGTTGGCGGTGTTGCCGTACAGCACCGACAGGGTGCGGTTTACGTCCAGCGTCCCGCCGCCGGAGAGGCCGGTTCCCGCGGTGACTGTGCGGGTGTTCGGGACGGCGTTGACGATGCGGGAGTCGTTGCCCGCAGCCACCTGCGTCGAGCCCGTGCCCACCGGGAGCCGGGCGGCGTCGAGAGTGCCCGTCGCGATCGCAGCGGCGTCGTGGGTGTGCCCGGTGTCCGACTTTCCTGACAGCCCGTCGTCGAGCTGCTGTTTGGTCGTCGCGTGATTGGCGGCGGTGCCCGTGCCCACGGCCACGGTGCCACCGGTGCCGCGCAGCGCGAGGGTCGTCGCTGTCGCGGCGGAGGTGACCGGCCACGTGCCCTGCACGCCGCCGGTCTTGGTGCCGTAGGCGACGTTCGCTGTGGTGACCTCGTCGACTTTGCCGTCGAGCGCGGTCTGCGTCTGCGTGCTGATCGGCTTGTTGAGGTCGCTCGTGTTGTCGACGTTGCCGAGTCCGACGTCGCCCTTGCCGAGCACAACGATGCCGTTGTACCCGTTGACGCTCGAGACAGCATCGGTCGGCGCGACCTGTAGCACCCACGACGCCGGGTCGGCGGGGTCGTCGCCCTGTAGCGAATAGGTGCCGCGGCCGGGGTTTCCGATCTGCACCGCCGTGTCGCCGCGCTGCACCTGCGCCGTGGTCAGCGCGAGTCGTTCGGCGGTGCTTGTCACGACGACCGACTCATGCGTCGCCTGCGCCGGGATCTGCGACGACAGGAGCTTGCCGTTCTCGTCGAGGTCCGCCTTCATGGCGAGCGCGGGCACTGTGGGCTCGTCCCAGGTGCCGCCGAGGTCACCGGCGAGCACGATCCCGCCCTTGGTGGTGGTGGTCGAGTTCGGGACGCCCGACGCGACGACGTCGGCGGCTTCCTCGGCGGAAGCTGCTGCTGCGGCGGCGGAGTCCTCCGCGGCGTCCGCAGCGGTTTGCGCGGCGGTGGCGTACCCGGATGCGGTGTCGCGCGCGGTCTGCGCGTCGGTGCGTGCGGTCACGGCTGCCGCGCGTGCGGTGTCGGCGTCGGTGGCGCGTGTGTTCGCTGCCGAGGCCGACCCTGCGGCCGCCAGAGCCGATCCTGCCGCGTTCGTCTCGGCGGTCTCCGCGTTCGTCTCCGACGTCGCGGCAGCGTCGGCGCTGTTGTCGGCCGCGGTGGCTGCTGACAGCGCCGTATCGCGTGCGGACTCGGCTCCCGTGCGGGCAGTCTGCGCCGCTGTCCGTTCCGTGGTGGCCGTCGATGCGGCAGTCCCGGCGGTCGACGCGGCGGCCTCAGCGGCGAGCCTAGCGGTGTTCGCGGCCGTGGCCGACCCCGATGCGGCTGCGGCGGAATCGATCGCCTGCTGGATCGCCGGGACGGTGGCCTCGTCGATCGTGCTGTCCGACATCGCGAACCGGAGTTTGTTGCCCACCACGGAGATTCCGCCGGCGGTGATCCCGCGGCCGGGTAGACCGGGCTCGCCACGGAAGTCGGCGCCGTTCGCTTCGGACGGCCATGCGGTGCCGGACCACACGTACAGCTTCCCGTTGCCCTGCACCAGGTATGCGTGTCCGGCGTCGAGCGGACCGAGGTCGTCGGGGAGGTCCGCATAGGTCAGGACCGCGCCCTGCAGGTTGACTCCGGTCCCGTCCTTGCCCTGCACCACGAGCACCTCGACACCGCGAGGGATCGGAACGTCGACAGTCGAGACGCTACCGACGTTGACGTCGAGGACTACATCCCCGTCTGCCCAGTCAAGACTTGGCGTCGACACGCTTGATCTTCCCTTCTGAGACGACCTGCGGGAAGCCGTTAACTGTCGGTGGCGTAACGACGTACAGCCGGAAGGTTGCTCCTGTCGACCACTCTGGGGTGTCGGTCTTCTCGACGTGCGCGGAGAAGCTGGCGCCGTCGAGCACTACCGGGATGGTGGGGTGATCGCCGTCCTGGCCGACACGGAAGTAGGCGGTCGATCCGTCGGGGACGGGGTACGGCTCCTTGGTGACCGCGTCGCGGAACATGCCCGCGAGGTCGTAGTCGGCGCCGTCGCGGATGGTGAAGTCGCGCCTGGCGACCTCGGGTGCCCAATCAGCCATCACGGCTCCTCTTCTGTTCTGTGGTGATGTCGGCGGCAGTGACATTGTCGAGTCGCCCGGACGGGTTGATGAGGCCGTTGCGTCGCGCGAGGAGTCCCCACCATCGGCGGCCGACGCCCGCGGCGATGACGTTGCCGGTGTCGGGCCACGTGAGTATCGGCTCGTTCTCTTCGTCGCTCGGGTCACCGAAGTAGACGTCGAACACGTAATGCGTGTCGTCGACAGATCGAGTGCGTCGCACCGTGTACCGGCCGGATGGCGGGTCGTCTGTGTCGTCGACGGCGCGGGCGGTGCGCGAGTTGTACGCCCCCGATGAGAGGGCGATGCCACCCTCGTCGAGGACCAGCCACATACCCGAACTGAGGCCGGATGTGCAGCACAGGCCGAACCCGATGTCTTCTGCGTCGACGGACAGGTCCGCGCCGACCTCGACGACGTCCGAGTTCAACGGTTGGTGGTACATCGCGGCGGCCGTCGCGTTGGCGATCGCGCTACCGGTGTACGCGACCTTGTTGTCGCTGATGCCGATGTCTCCGTACCGAATCCACCGCGGCCCAAGACTTGCTCGGTTGAAGTCGTCGAAGAAGAACCTCGGGATTTCCGTCTGCCCGACATCGATTCCGATCGCCACGAAAGGGCATGGGCCGGTATACATCGTGTCTCGGGTGGTGGTCGGGATTGTCGTCGGCGCGGGGGTGGTGGAGGGGTTGCGTTGGCTTCCCGAGGTGTAGGGCCGGAACCCGGGAAGCGGTGTAGGGGTGAAGAAGTTGATCCCCGCTATGTGGACCGCGCCGGATCCGGTCATGCGGAACTGAACGTCGTATACGTCACCGTAGTCGGCGATGATCGAGGCCCCGCTCATGAGGTGTTGCATCCACCCGATCGACGAAAGCGACACCGGGACATCTCCGGCCAGGTTGGGCGACGAGTAGACCAGTGTCGACGATCCGTCCTCCTCGAGCTTGTACACGTCGAGGTTGAACGTCGACACGGTGCCGGTCTTGTAGGCGATCCAGGTCAGCACTTTCCGCTCGGCGGCGGACTTGAAGATGACGTTGGCCCAGGGCGCATAGGAGGCGGTCGCGGCGACGGTCGGCATGTTCATCGTCACGTTGTGCACATGGTCAGAGCCGCTCGACGACGCCGATAGTCCGCTTACCCCGCTACCCGCGCCGTGGTTGTGGCTGCTGCCGCTGACTCCGGGCACGGTCGCATTGGAGGTGCTGCCGGTGACGTTGTGCTCGTGCGAGCCACCCGAAAGCGCGACGTTAGCGGGGTTGAGGTTGAAGTACCCGAAGTTGAACGACGGCGTGCCGGTTCGGTCGGGGCCGGCTTCGTGCACGCCCATCCCGGACTGCAGCGCGATGACCTCCTGCACCTGGTTGACTTGCGTCCCCACCGACACCACGGTTTCGGCAGCGTCGACCGCAGTCTCGTTGGTGTTCTTCAGCCATCCGGCTAGGGCGTTCTCGAACGCGTCCCCCACCACGGGAATGCCACCGATCAGACCGACGAGAATCTTCAATGGTAGGCGTATGAGGGCGGGGATCAGGTTGTCTCGGATCTCCTCGATCGTGTCCCAATCGGAGGGGCTACCACCGACCACCCAGGACAGCAGAAGCGCCAACGGTTTCAGGACCGGACTGAGCAGTCCGCCTGTGACACCGGGCAGCTTGCCGAGGACGAACCCACGAGCCTGGCCCAGGTTTTTCTGGCCCGGCTCGGAGTAGCCCACGACGTCACCGACAACACCGCCGACGGCTCCGAAGATCGCTGACCCCACCGCCCCTACCGGGCCGGTCATACCGCCAATCTCGCCCTGCAGGAAGGCGGAGGGGTTTGCGCCCTGGAGGTCGGACAGGTTGCCATTGTTGGCGGCTTCGTCGTAGTCGCCGATGTCGCCGGGCCCGAGGTTGGGTGTGGTCACTGCGTGCCCCCTGTCGCCTTGCGGAGATCGCGCTTGGCGGCGGCGTACCGCGCTGCCTGCGCCGGGGTGACCATCACCGTGGTCTTGTCCTTCCGGACGTACGGCACCTTCCCGTCCTCGTTCGGGATGACCGGGGCCGGCGTCTTCGCCTGCTCGCGCGCCGCCTTCTGCCGGGCGACGACTTCGAGTAGCTCACGCGCCTCCGGCGACAGCTCGTCGGCCGGATCATCCGGCGCGTCCATCGGCACCCACTCCCCCGGCGAGAACAGCCAGTTCGGGTTGTCCGTTTGCGGCTTGCGGTATTTCAGCGTGCGGAGCTCCGGGTGATAGCGGAACCCGAGGTTCCACAGCCGCCGGGACACCAGACGGAGGATCGTCACCGGCAGCGGAAGCGGCGCCCCGTTCTGACCAGGAAGCCCGACGAGCGCCCAGACGGCGAACTGGTCGGGGTCGTCCGGGTCGCAGTTGTCGACGGTCGGGAAATCGGGCACAGCGATCGGCGACTGCCGCTTCTTCGGCGGCCGGTTCTTACTACGCCTACCCATGACTTCCCTTCGGTACGCAGGTCACGTCTCAACCGTAACCTGCTCAATCAGACGACACCGAGATCGTGAAGCCCGGACATCGTGTCGCGGATCCTCGCCATCGCTTCCTCGAACGGGTCGCGGTTCTTCGCGTCCTCGCCGACGGTGATCGTCCAGTCGGGATGGAAGTTGTCTTCGTCAGCCGACAGGACGAGTTTCTTGATCCGATCGACCCACACCCGACCGCTGGTATCGCGCGGCGCCGTGGTCCCGATCCGGTCCGACAACCACATGTGTCCGACGCCGTTGTCGCCGACCATCCACGGGCACGCGTCGAGGACCTTCACCTCGTGCGACGTCCACCGGCGGGTGGCCCACAGTCCGAGGCGGATCACCATCAGCGAGTTCAGGGTGTACGCCTGGTCGGCGCCCTCCTGGAAGAACTCGACATAGCGGGACCAGCCGAGTTTCTGTGCGCGCGTGATGAGTTTCGTGTCGGTCCACGCGAGGATGGTGTCGGTGTAGAGCGGCCGGAGGAGCGTGTCGATCGCACCACCGATGGACCCCACCCCGTAGCCCATGATGTTGATGTTGTCGCCGACGATATCGCCGATTGCCTGTATCAGCGCCGAGATGCCCTCGTTCACACCGGGAGCCGATTTGCCGCCGGTGATGATCTTCGCGACCTTCTCCGGCGTGCGGGTGAACTTCGCCGACACGACGCCGGGGGTGCGGCCGGGCTCGAGGATGACGTAGGGCATCCGCTTGTTCGTCGACTTCGCGCCGATCTGCATGTACTCGCCCGGGATCGGCTGGCCGGTGATCAGCGATCGGGTGGTGTCCAGGAAGTCGGAAGTGAACTGGTCGATGGTGTTGAACAGGCCGCCGAAGAGGCTGCCGCCCATGCTGGTTCCGGTGTTGTACCGGCCGGACTTGTCGGCGATCGATATCACCAGCGCGCCGTTGCGGAGGTTCGCGCCTTCCCAGGGCAGGTCGTCGCCCTCGAGCCAGCGGTCGGCCTGCACTGACAGCTCGGCGTCGTCCATCATCGCGTGGAAGGCGTCGTGCCAGTACTTCATTCGGATGATCGGCATGCCCCAGAGCACGCCTGAGGCCATCGCTTGGGTGAACGACACTGGGTTCGGCACGATCTGCCAGGTGTTGACGTCGAAGCCTTCGGTCCACTCGCCCAGGTCCATCGGGTCGTCGGGGATCGTCAGCGGCGTCTCGTCGCGCATCAGGTTCAGGAACAGGGTGGTGAGCGCGCACCAGTTGACCGGGCCGAGGAGGATCCAGGCTCGGAGCTGGAAGATCGCCGGGAACAGCGGCGACGGGAAGCACTCGATCCACTTCAGGTTTTCGTAGTCGTGGAGGAACGTCGCGGTGATCACTTCGTCGCCGGTCGACGTCAGCTCGACCGACACGTCCTCCATGCGGCCGCCCCACCGCGCGCCCACGTAGTCGGCGGTGATGTGGACGTTGACGCCTTCCTCGCGGAGGTCGCGGCCTTCGAAGTCGAGCATCCATTGGCCGAGTGGGGAGTCGGCGAGCACCACGATTTCTGCTGTGCCGGTGTCGTTGTCGACCCACTCGAACGTGTACGACAGGACGTCGGTGGCGACATGCTGGAGGTGCCACTCGGCATCCCACAGCCGCAGGATCGGGTCTTCGCGGCGGGACCGCGCCTCGTCGCGTTCGGCCTGTTCGGTGGCTTCGAGGATCGCGTTGCACTGGTCGAGCAGCGACTGCGACTGGTAGTCGTCCATCGCCGCGACGGCCCGGGCCGCGCGCGCCTGCACGGTCGCCTTGGCTTCCTTCGTCAGGAATGCGCTCACACTCGCCCCCAGGGCTTTCGGAACCGGCGGGGTTGCCGACACTCGACACGCATCCCACCGGCCGGGACCTGCACCGCCTGGACGGTGAGGTCCTGGCGTTGGGTGGACCGGGGGATCAAGTTCTTCGGGAAGTCACCCTGGACCGGCATCTGACCAGTCAGGTTGTGGTCGAACGCATCCCGCACGGGAACCCTCCCCGGCTCCGCGGTGGCAACAAGACCGCCCATCGCGTTGGTGATGTTCGGGTACAGCAGGGTGCGCGTCGGGTACGCCCCGCCCGGCGCCCGGTGCCACGGCTTGCCGGTCCAGGTGTTGTCCGGCAACCGGACCTGCCCGCGGGTCGTTACCCACGTCGGCGCCATGTCGACACCGGTCTGGTTCTCCACCTTCAGGGTTTTCGTTCCGGCGGTGGTGAACTCGGCGAACGTCACCTCGTCCTTCTCCTGCCAAAACGGGGTGTACGCCTTCAGGTGGATCTCCCAGATCCACGACCCGTGATGCTGCGGCACCAGGTCGGCTTCGTACGACTGCCCGGGCGCGAGGACGACCTCGATCCAGCGCGTCGAATCCTCGGTCTCCCACTCGATTCGAGCCAGTTTCGATTGCTCGTAGTACGGGTCGAGCTCGAACGAGAACGCCTCTCGGAAGGCGCCGTCGACGACGCCGAAGTCCTCGTTGACGAGCTTTCGGCTGATGCCCACGGTGATGACCGGCTCCATGATCGCGGTCTTCACCGCACGCAGGACGCCGCCGTCCATGCGCACCGGGGTTCGTTCGATCTGGCGGATTGGCGCCTCGAACAGGTCCTGCAGCCCGCCCTTGAGGAGCTTCACCCCTGTGGTGCCGGCGTCTTCGCCGTGGATCGGGTGGACGTCGCCGTCGTCGCATCCGACGATGCGAATGTTGGAGATCTCCGGAGAACACGTCATTTGTTCACGTACCTCTTCATCCGGCGCCGCCGGTCCTGGTCGACCTTGCGCACGACGTCGTCTCCGTCCTGGGGGTTGTACACATTCACCTGGAGCGGTTGGCCCTGGATGATCGCCTGCGCGAGGTCGATGAGGTCCTTCTTCGTGGCCGTGCCGTTCTCTCCCTTGTCGCGCGGGTTGTCCTGCATGTAGGCGCCGACGGCGTCGAGGATCGGGGGTTGTATGTCCATGCCGAACACGCCGAGCGCCGAGCCGAGCTGCCCGGAGATCGCCGAGCTCGCAACACCGCCGGCGCGGTCACCGAGGGACGTTCCCTCGGTGTTGTCGTAGTTGCCGAGCAGGCCCGGGTTGGCCGCGATGAAGTCGTCGATCCCGTTGTGCAGCGCGGTCTTCACCAGCCCGCCGAGCTGTGATGACAGGGTGCCGCCACCGATCGTGTACTCCTGCGGGGCCCGCTTCTTCTGGTCGCCCTCGCCTTGTCCGACGTTGTATCCGTTCCCGGGGTCCTCGCTCGGCGTCAGGGTCGGGGTGTCCGACGGCGTCACCGGCGCGACGTCAGTCGGACTAGCGGTCGGGTCCGGGGCGGGTGCGGGCGCCGGTGCCGGCGCGGGATTCTTCGGCGCCTTCGCAGCGGCAGCGTCGGCGATGCGCTTCGCCTCGGCCTGCTGCGACTGGATCTCATCGAGGTACGCCTGACGGCCGCCCGAGTACGCACCCTCGGCGGTGTCAATCCCGGGCGCCTGCTGGAGCCAGAAGATGTTCTTCCACATGTCTTTCGACGCGCCGGGGTCCTGGCGTTTCTTGTCGAGCCGGTTGAAGAACTCTGCGATGTTCTTGTTCGGATCGTCGCGGCCGGGGTAGCTCCCGTCCTGCTGGTAGACGCCGTGCCACAGCCCGTTGTCGCTGACCGCCTCCGGATCGAGACCGGACTCCTGGAGGCCGGTCGACATGATCTTGATCGCGTCCTCGTGGGAGTAGCCACGCTTCCGCGCCTCCCAGTAGATCGCCTCACCGACCTCGTCCTTCGATGACGCCCGGGTGAGCTTGCCGACGCCCGCGCCAGCGGGCACCGCACCCCCACCACCGGCGCCGGCCGGAAGCGCTGACGGGTCACCGCCACCCAGCGACGTCGGGGCACCCGCACCGCCGCCACCGCCGCCCAGCGCCGCCGGCCAGTTCTCCACCCACACCGGGATCACGCCGCCCTTGTCGGCCTCCGCTGCCGAGTTGAACGCCGACTGGCCACCCGAGTTACCCCACGATGCTCCGAGCCCGGACCCGATCGGCGTGGACGCGCCGCCACCGCCGCCGAGTCCGCCCGGCGCAGTGCCGGTCCCGGTGCCGGTGTCGAAGCCCGGGCGCGGCCCTGCGCCGAGCGCGGTCGCAGGCACCTCCTTGTTCGCCATCGTGTGGATGTGGTCCGAGTGCTGCCCGAACACCACATCCGAGCCGTAGATCGGGATGGCGTCCTTGCCGGACGCTTCGGTGCCGCCGATGTTGTAGTAGTTCCACTGGCCGTCGCCGCCGCCGTAGATGATCTGGCCGAGGTCGAGTGCCTTGCGGTTGGCGAACAGCCAGGCGGCGACGTCGTCGCGGTTGTCGAGGTCGAGGGCCATGCCCTTCGGGTGGTAGCCGCCGTCGTCGAAGTGGTCGGTCTTGGCCGAGGTGATCTTGACGTCGGGGAACTGGCGCCGCACAGCCTCGGCGAGGGACCGGTTGACGGTGCCGCCACCCATCCGGGCGACTTCCTCCTGGGTGAGCAGCGGGCCGCCCCCGGCGAATCCGGGCAGGCCGCTGCCGAGCGCCGCGCCGGTGAGCCATGCCGGGGGTGTCCACCCCGAGCGCATGGCCTCGAGGAGTGGCAGTGTGCGCGCGTTGACCGCATGGGCCGGTGACACGAACTCGCCGTTTGACAGCCACGACAGGATCGAGTCCGAGGTAGCGGTGCCTTTCCCGCGCACCGTGCCGCCGTAGCGCATCTCCGGAATCTTCGGCATCGAAAAGGTCTTGCCTGCAATACTCTTCCCGACCCCAGGCACGTGCTTGAGCCAGTCCGGCGTGGTGATGCTGATCTTGCCCACGGTGTTGTTCCACAACCGCGCGATAGAGTTGAAGACCGCCTTCGCGGCTGTCTTGATCGGCTCCCAGATCCGGTCGGCGAACTCCCTGATTTTCGACGGGAGGCCGCGGAAGAAGTCGATGACCAGGCTGAACTTCTCAACCACCCAGTCCTTGGCCAGGGTCGCCTTCTCGCGGATCCCCTCGGCGAGCGACGTGAAGAATCCGACGACCTTGCCGACCATGTCCCACACCCAGCCGCCGACCGTGACGAGGATGTCTCGGAAGAACCCGAACACGATCTGCACCCCGGACCACCAGGTAGTGATGATGGTCTTGATGGCGTTGAACGCGGGCGTAACTACGTTGTTCCACAACCACATCACCACGGCGCCGACGGCCCGGAAAATGGTCATCCACGAGTTGAAGATGAACTTCACCACGTTCCAGACACCACCGATGATGGTGCCGATGAACGAGAACGCAGGCTGAATGACGTTCTGCCACAACCACGTTATGACGGTGCCGAGTGCCTGGATGACGGTCGAGACGACACCGAACTTCGACTGCAGCGCGACGAGGATGCCGATCGGCCCGCCGAGCACGGCGGCGAAGATCTCCCAGTGGTCCTTGACCCAGCCGATGGCCTTCCCGATCGCCGAGAACGCGGGCTGCAAGGCGTTCTCCCACAGCCACTTCGCGATCTCGCCGAGCTTCTCGAACCCGACCTTGAGCGCACCCCACACCACATCCCAGGTGGCCTTGATGCTGCCCCAGATCTTGTCCCACAGGGCGCGGCCGGTCTCGGTCTTGGTGAAGAACAGGTACAACCCGGCGGCGAGGGCAGCGATCGCGGTGATGATCATGCCGATGGGCGACGCGGTGAACGCCAGCGACAGGAGCGTCCAGGCGGTGCGGACCACCGAGATGATGGTCGAGACCATCCGGAACACCTTGAAGGCGCCGTAGGCGACCAGGACTGCGCCCGCGAGGGCGCCGATCGCGGTCGTGAACGGCTGCAGCATCTGCAGGAGCCCGGTGAAGACGGGCAGCAGAGCGGCAACGAGTTTCCACCACAACGTCATTGCGGGCACGATCACCTGCAGTGCGGCGCCGAGCGCACCGCCGATCATCGACGCGAGCTGACCGATGACGGGGCCGAGAGCGACGAAGTACTCCGAGAGCGGCTGGACGGCGGGCATGAGGGCCTGCAGCAGCACGATCAGGGCGTTGCCGACGGTGACCAGCACGGGGCCGAGGGCCTGCGCGAGGGCACCGATGATCGGTCCAGCCAGTTCAACGAACGTCGCGATGAGCTGCCCGAGCACAGGCATCACCGGACCGAGGGCGGTGAAGATCGCCGAGATGGCAGTACCGAGTGGACCCATCGCCGGCGCGATCGCCTTCAACCCTTCACCGAGGGCAGTCACGAATCCACCGACGGCGGGCGCGATCTGGACCAGCAGGTCTGACAGGGCGGGGGCGATCGTCGTGCCGATGATCCCTGCGAGCTGCAGCAGGATCGGCAGCACCGCACCCATGCCCGCCGACATCGATTCGAAGAACGACACCAGGGCTGACTGGCCGGGCCCGTTGACCCATTCCGAGATCGTCGACAGCGACGCCTGCAGGCCGCCGAGGAAGTTCCCGCCGGCAGCGGTCCCCGCCGCGTTGAAGACGCCACCGATGATCGAACCCAGCTCGGAGAGCACCTGACCGAACTGCTTCGCGACCGCGACGGCGTCCCGGAAGTAGTCGGCCATCCGGCCGGACTCCTGCGCCTTGATCAGCATCTCGGAGAAGCCGCGCGTCGCGCCAGCGAGCCCGTCGGTCATCGGTGAGAACACCTGTCCGGCACCAGCTCCGACCGCTGCGAGGCCGGGAATCAGTTCGCCGATCGCGCGCCCGAAGTTTCCGGCCATGTTCGATGACGTCCCCAGCAGCGTCGACATCACCCCGAGGCCGCGGGTGGAGTTGAGGAAGCCGAGCGCGGCGAGAGCGCCCTCGTTGAAGCCGCGCGTGACCCCGACGAGCGCACTACCGAGCAGGGGCACATAGTTGTCGGTCAGCGGTTGCATCTGGGCGGCGAGGTTCGCGAAGAGCGAGTCCTGCACCTCGCGCTTCATGCCCGCCCACGCGGGCTTGACGGCCTGGATCGCGAGGACGAACTCGCGGGCCTTGGGAGAGAGCTTCGCCATCGCCTGCGCGGCCTTGTCGACACCGCCGCCGCCGGCGGCGCCCTTCTGGGCTTCGGCCACCGCCTCCTGGGCGCGCTGGACGGATTCGGTGGCGTCTTTCAGTCGCTTCTGCGCGTCGACGACCTCGTCGGACCCCTCGACGCCCTTTCGGCGCTGCTCGTTGGTGTCCTTGATGAGATCGCCGTTGCCGCGCTGGATTTCGGTCAGCCGCAGTTCGGCCTTCTGCACCGCGAGGACGGCCTTCTGCTTCTCGCGGGAGGACTTGAAATCGCCGCGGGCGAGTTCGTCGCGGGCGTCGGCCAGGTCGATCGCCGCTTCCTTCTCCGACAGCGCGGCACCCCGCAGCTCGAGGTCGAGGTCGCGGAGCTTGCGGCGGGCGTCGTCGCGGGCGCGGCCGACGTCCTTCTGGGCGTCGCGTTCGTCCTCGATCGCGTTCGTGAGGTCGCGCTGCGCGTCACGGACCTGCTTCGCGTTGTCGACCGCGGCACCCCCGCCAGACGCCGACGCCTCACCGAGCGCAGAGAACGCCTCCCCAACCCCAGACAGGCCGGTCTTGAGCGCAGCGAATCCGGTAGCCGCAGCGGCGATACCCGCGATCCCGGCGCCACCGGCCGCCACACCGACCGATGCCAGCGCGGCGCCGAGCGCGGCAATCACCGGCAGCGCAGCACCGGCGGCCATCGTCGCGCCGGCCAGGATGGTCGTCCACTTCGCCACCGACCCGAGCGCCGACGTGATCCCGCGGGTGAGGCTCTGAATTCCCCCACGGCCACCGGCGAGACCTCGGGAGTTGGCCCGCACGTCGACCTCGAGCGGGTTGGCCTGTAGCCACGACTGCATCGCGATGTGCGTGGCCTGCAAAGACGCCATCGAGCGGGCAGTGTCGACGCCCACCCGCACCGTGAGCGGGTTCGCGTTCAACCAAGCCTGCAGGGTGCCGTGGACCCGTTTCAGTTCGGCGAGGGCGCCGCTGGAGTCGATCGAGAGTGTGGCGGTGACCCGGACGTCGCGGATGCGTTGCAGCTGCGCGTTGATACGCGCCACCGTGGTCTGGGTGTTGCGGACCATGCCGTCGGTCTGACGGCTGTACGACTGGCCCATCCGGGTGAAGGTGACCTCGGCGCTGCGGCGCAGATTGTCGAGATGTCGTTGTGCGGCACGCGACGCGATCAGCGTCGACCGCTCCAACTTCTGCCGAAGCTCCTGATCAACATTCGACCAGTCGAGTTCGACGCCGACACGAGCTTTCGCCCATTCACCGCCAGGACTGGTCACGCGCTGCCTCCAAGGACAACGCGCCCGGCCCTCGGCCAGCAGCGCGAGCTGCTTCTATTTCCGGTCTAGCGTATCCGAGCTGCCGCTATCACTGGTGGACGCTGGCGTCGCGGGACCGCGCTGGGCTTGCTGCCACACGTTCTGCAGCGCCATGAACCCAGAAGAATCAGCGTCGGCGGTCGCGGCCTCCTCCTCGTCTTCCTTCTCGATCACCCGCAGCGGTGGCTTGTCGAGTTCCCGGGTGAACCGGGACATCTCGTCCTTGTTGTGGCGCAGCACCCTGCGCCACAACGCCCACACCAGCGCGGTCGCGCGCGCGAACGGCAACTCGAGGACATCGACACCACCCAACTGGAGCTCCCCGTCGACGAACGCCCAGTTCTGCATCGTCTTGGTCCACAGATGCTCGACGGTCCAGCGGCGCATGCCGCCGCCGTACATGGAGACGACCTCGTCAGCGACGAACTGCATATCGGTCAGGGATGGTGCAGTCTCGGCGGGCTCGAGGAGCCGCGTCAGTATGTGGATGCGGTCCTGTTCCCGGGGGGTGCAGGCGAGGACGATCGCGAGCCCGGATACGTTGCCCAGCGCGGCCGGTCTTCCCGGAACCACGTCAGGGGGTTCGTCGGGGATGAGGAGCGCGCGCACCATGTCAGGGGTGGAGGGTTCGGCCAGACGCAGCACCCGCCCGTCGAGAGACCAGGCGGGTGCAGCGTCGAACCACGGCGGGCCGGCAGTCACTTACGTGCAGTGGACTTCCGAGGTGCGGCCTTCTTCGCCGGAGCCTTCTTCGCGGCGGTCTTCTTCGCGGCGGTCTTCTTCGTCGCCTGCCGACGCTGTGCACGGTTCGCGCCGATCGGGGTCGGCGGCACCGCGGGTGCCGACGTATCGTTCTCCGCGTTGAACTTGCGGTACATCTCGGCGACGGACTTGTTGCCCCACAGGTCGAGGGCGGTCGCCACGATCGTCGGCGGGATCTCAACGTTGAAGTCGTTGGCCGGGTCGGTCATTCGGGCCAGCAGGTACTGGGAGGCACTGCGGTCGAGGACGACGTCGAGGAACCGCATCATCGCATCGAACCGCTCGGATCCGTCCGGGCTGGTCAGCTTCGGCACATACAGGTACAGGGTGTAGTCCGACGGCTGGGTCATCACGAACTGCTGGCCGTCGATCACGATCGACCGTCGCTCGAACTTGCGGCCGCCGTCTTTCGTGGAGAACTGCAGCGACTCGGGAATGTCCTCATCGAGCGGGGCAAGCCCGAGCGTCGACCGGGTCTCCGGGTCTTCGATGTCGAAGTCGTCGTCGACGATGATGTCGCTGGTGGTGTCGTCGGTGGTGCTCATTGGATGGTGGTTCCCTTTCAGTGGATGGTGTTGTGGTGGTGCGGGTTAGCGGAGGGTGTCGATGACGCCCATGACCTCTTTCAGGGCGTCGATCAGGAACGGGTCGGGCTCGATGCCCTTGACCGACGTCGCGAAGAACCAGCCACGTTGCTCCTTGGGCAGTTTCTTCTTCGCGCCCGGGCCGGTCGGTTCCCACCGGAACTTGAGAGCCTTGCGGGTGACCGGCACGATCGGCGTGGCTTTCGGCCCGTAGATGCCTGTGCCGGTGTGGAAGTACTCGGCGTAGTCGAGGGGTGACCCGATGGTGATGTGGCACGACCCCGCCGACCATTCGAGGGTGTAGTCGATGCTCGCGCGGAGTGTGCCTTCGTCGACCGGAGCGCGGCGTTTCGCGGCGTTGGTGACGCGGCGGCCGATACGGTTGCCCCACCGCTCGGCGGCGGCGCGGTTGTCCTGCTCGATCGTGTGGTGATGGATGTCAACCGGCATCGCCAGTCGGCTTCTTCCGCCGGCCGGACGCGGATGCCTGTTCCTGTGCGTCCGCCTGGGCGGCGGCGAGATCCGTGGCCGCCGCGTCGGCGGGATCGTCCGCTGGAGCGAAGCTGCCCGTCGGCAGCGGGTCCTGGTCGATGGCGCGGCCGTCGGCGTCGACGACCTCGACGCGCCCCTGCGCGATCAACTTCTCGATGCGGTCGGTCTTCTCAACCGTCACCACTGCGCCCGGGACGAGTCCCGCGACGCGCTGCGCTGCCTTGATAGTCACCTCGGTCATGCACGCAGGATACGCCCGAACAGTGACCTACGAACGGACGTCAGCCGCGTGGGTCTCCGTCGAGCATCGGAACCGACTCGTCGGAGAACAGCGACAGCGACGTCGTGACCGACACGTCCATCGTCGATCCGTGGCCTCCGCCCTGCGGTGTGACCGGCCGCCAGCCACCGAGGACAGGTTCGAGGTCCCATTCGTCCTCGTCTTCCCATGCACGCAGCGCGGCTCGGCGCATCGCTTCGAAGTCGTCGAGGATGTCCCGCGACGCCGAATCCAGTGCAGGAGATGGCGGCGGTCCGAGCTTCGGATCGACCGGGAAGCAGCGGTACACCCCCATCGTCATCGCGATCTGGTGATCGGGTGCGACGCCGCGGAACTCCCCGGGGGATCCGCCGGCCCCGTTGCTCGGGGTGATGCCGGAGAACGCCACCCAACCGGTGCTGCACATTTCCATCACCGCGGCCTGCGGCGACGTTAGGACCGTCATCCGTTTCGGCAGCGGGGCGCGCGCCTCCACGAGTTCCGTTGCGAGCTGGTCGAGTAGCCGCTTCGCGATCGCGTACGGATTGCAGACGGTCATGATAGACGCTCCACTCGAGGACGGTCCGGCGACGAGATGCGCGCGGGCCGACGGGACTTGTACGGGTTCACGGCCATGATCCACTCGTCGACGGCCTCGATCCCGGTCAGCCCTTCGGCGAAGTACGCGCGAGGGTCGACCTCCGCTGAAAGACCTTGCCGGGAGATCGATGTGAGGTTCGACGGAAGCGAGCACTCGCTACCGGTGATGCCGCGCAACAGGTCCACGGCGAGGGCGCCGGCCGCGAACTGCCCCTCCGGCGGGACTGGAACGCCGCGCTCGTACTCGATGACGAACGCACCCGGCCCGTTGTCGGGAGCGTTGAGGTTCTGATTCTGCGGCCACGCCTGGCCGTCGGTGCGTCGCAACCAGCGCCGGGACCGGACCACGTACGCGGACTCCGGGACGTCGACGCCGTCGATGCTCACGCGGGTCACTTCGGCGATCGGTCCGGGCACCCACACGTCAGCCTCGGTGACGTGGCGACAGTTCGAGCGGCACCCGCACGCGCCGGACGCTCCCGGGTTCCCTACGCCCACGCCGGGCCACCACGCCGGGGTGGGGTCACCGGGCCCGTAGTAGGTCGAGCCGCGGGTCTGTGGGGTGAAACACGGGCGGACCTTCTCGGAGCGGAGACCGAACACCTCGCCGGTCAGTGCCCACAGGATGCGGCCGGCGAGCGCTTCGGCGGCCTGCCTGTCGACGGGATCGGCGTTGTCCCACAACGCCTGTGCGTTCGACGGGATGATGATCGGCCACTCAACCACAGAACACTCCTGTTCGTTCGTCAGAAACGGGAACGCCCCCGACCCAGCCGGTTGGGGATCGGCTGGGGCGGGGGCGCGTAACCCACCATCCAAGGAGGGGAATCAGGCTGCCAGCGCAATCGCGCCCGCGGTGATCGCGGGGGGCGGGACCGGGGTCTGGAACATCACCAGATGGTCCTTCGGGCCCAGTGCCGTGTTGAGCTTGCCCGGCACCGGCGGCTCGGCGTCGGTGAGGTCCACGTTGTACGGTCCGGTGCCCCAGCTGTTGGCGTCCTTCGTGATCGCGTTCGTCAGCGAGAACTCCGCACGCTCGGCCTGGATCGCGATCTCACCGATACGGGCCGGACCGATGAACGGCAGCAGGAAGTAGCCGTACGCCTTCCCGCCCTGGCACACCTGGCCCGGGATGTCCGACCACAGCTCGAGCGCGAAGTTCGCGTCGATGTCGTCGTAGGTGCCGATCTTGATACCGGTGGCGTCGCCGGCCGCGTTGGTCCAGATCGGGTTTCCCGACACGATTTCGTACGCCTCGGGATCGACACCGACGAACTGGATCTCCGCCGTGAGGTACTTCAGCAGATCCTTGCCGCGGTCGACGAATGCGATCTCGTCGTCGGCGGTCTTCGGAATGTTCTCGGTGGCGTCCTCGTACTCGGGGGTCACGGTGACGCTGATGTACCCCTTCGTGACGAGGGTCGTCTTCGCGCCGATGATCGGGACGCCGCATTCGTCGAGCCGGGTGAAGCGCGCTCGCTTACCGCGGATGGACGGCCAGCTCAGGTTCGCCATTTCAGACCTCCAGGTCGGTCGTGAGTGAGTTCACGCCCGGCCCTCGGCCAGCGGCTTGCTGACATCAGGATAGTCCCCGATGCAGGTCTTTCGTGGTTACGCATCGCCTGTGCGCTTGTCGTACTCGGCGATCAGCTCGGCGCGGGTCATGCCGCCGGTGTGGATCTGGAAGCGGGTACGCATGTACTCGGCCCAGTCGGCGGTGCGGCCGTTGCGGTCTGGGACCTCGAGGTCGTCGACGGGGATCACCGGATCCCCGGACACCAGCGGCGGGTCCGGGACGGTCTCGGTCTCGTCGGCCGAGTCGTCGCCGGCCGCGTCCGGCTCATCGGTTGTGTCCGAGCCGATCTCGTCAGCGAGCGCGTCGTCGACCTCGAAGGCCAGACGGCGACCGGTCGTCACGATGCGGAACCGCGACTCGTCGCCCTTGCTCGCCTCAAGCAGCTTCCGCGCGATCTGCGACGCCTCACGGTCGCTGCTGGTCAGAATCGTCGGCATGACCCATTCCCTTCTAGGTGAGGTTCACCAGGACCGCCGCGGCGACGTCGTCGAACGAGACGACGTAGGACCGCTCTGCGATGCCCTGAATGTTGTTGCGCCGCCAGTCGAGCCGCGCGGCTGGCTGGGTGGTGTGGACCTTGATCTCACCGCGGCGCGCGACGACGTCCCCCGAGGCGACGATCCAGTACGTACCCGCCGCCGCGTCCTCCCCGTCCGGACCGGTCGTCGGGTAGTTGCCCAGTGCAGCCGGCGTACCGACGAGCGTGGCGAGCTTCGACCCGGAGGCGTGCAGCACCGACTTGTGGTCTGCCAGCGCGCCGAGCGCTCGTGGAATGTGTAGCGCACCAACGCCCGCGTAGGAGGTGTGCAGCCACCCTTCGAGCAGTCCGATCCCGACTTCGAGGGGCACGGCGGTGTCCTCGAGAACTACGGTGTCCGCCGACATCAGCGACGGGTCGGCCTCGGACCACAGCTCCGCCTCGAGGTACGGGGACTCGGCGGCGGTGAGCTTCGCGCGGGCGTAGGAGGCGATCTCGGCGTCGTCCAGGCCGACTGCGGAGCATTCGAATCCGGACCAGGCGCGGATCGGCATCGCGGTAGTGGTGGGGTGCCCGCGGTCGAGGTCGATGGGATCGGCGGGGGTGTCGACGCAGTCTGTCGGCGACGCGGTGGCTTTCGGCTCCGGGGGTAGGTCGTACTCGATGCCGTTGTAGACGGCGCGGTCTCCGCCGTCGGTGGGCATCGATGCGACGGACAGCAGCCCGAATCGCGGTGCGTCCGGCGCGGTCTGCCGGGTGACGTATACGGGTGGTCCGACGGGCATCAGTGGCTCCTCGTGGTGGTGGGGAATGAGGAACGCTCCCGGCTCCCGCGCGGGGAAACCGGGAGCGCCCTCATCTGCTCAGTCCGCGACTACGGAGTCTCGGGTGCGATTGGACCACCGTGGACCAGCTCCCGCGGCGCCGACGTCACGCCGTTGACCGCCAGCGGCAGCGTCACCACGAGGCTCTTGTACGCCCGCTTGTGCACCAGGAGCTTCTCCTCCTGGAACATCTCGAGGTAGTCGTTCTTCCGGACGTTCACCGAGTCGTAGGTGACGCCGAGCGAGATGACCTCGCCGCGGCCGCGAACGAAGGTGCCGGCCGGGTAGACCATCGCCTTGACCGACGTCGCGAACGTCTCCTTGACGGTGGCCGAGCCGAAGCCGTTCGCCACACCGGAGAAGGCGTCCTGCCAGTCGTAGACCCACTGCACGCGAGCGCCTCGGGCCGTGAAGAACGCGTTGATCTGCTCGTTGGTGACCTGCTCGAACTTGATGCCCGAGCGCAGGGCGAGGTCCGCGCGAACGTGCAGCTTAAGCCAGATCGGCAGCACCACTTCGAGAGTCATCGACTCCGGCGCGCGGTAGCGGTACCGCAGATCGACGATGATCAACTCGATGCCGTTGAGCACCGACGCGGTGACCGACGGCCCGAGTTCCTGGCTCAGGTCGACCGTGGTGGACAGGGCCACCATGTCGGCGATCGTCAGCTCGTTGACGCGGTGCGCGTGCGCCGCCATCGCTGCCTCGACGTGCTGGCGGGTCAGCTCGGGGTAGGCCGAGTTCTGCAGGATGCCCGCCTCGATGCCGGTGTAGACGACGCCGGCACGTTTCTCGACGAACTCCGTGCAGGGCACGCGGTAGAGCACCTTGGCGTAGTCCGGGTCGGAGGCGTTGGCGATCGCCTGCGCTTCGGTCTCGCGGACACCGACCTGTCCGCCGCTGTAGATGGCGGCGTAGTCAGCGCCCTCGGTGGTGCGGATACCACCACGCGCGACCGAGATCTCGGCGACGTCGACCAGGCCCGCGGTGGCGTCGGCGAGGACCGGAGACAGCTCGTAGAGGGTCTCCGACGGTGCGCACCAGCCACCGGCGGCTACCAGCGACCCCTTCCCGAGCTTGCTGCTCAGGCGTGACTGGTCGCCCGCGTACTCGATGAGTGCGTTGTCGTCCTTGAACGACGCGGTCAGCTCCTTCGGGTACTCGACCTTGAAGTGCGCGATGTCTTCCTTCATCGCGACGCCCTCGATACCGCGGGGCATGTTCTCGATGCGTGCCTGAGCGGCGGCGGTCACGCCGTCGAGGTCCAGCGCCTGCCCGGCCTCGTAGCCGCGGACACGTGCGGCAGCGGTGATCGAGAACCCGCGGGGCCGCTCGTCCTCAGCCTGTGGCTTCGGCTTCGGGGTGCGCTTGCCGATCGCGGCGAGGTCGAACCGGTTCCGCTTGGCCGATGCCAGGACAGCCTCGGCAGCCGGTGCGGCCTCGGCAGCACCTTCGGCGCCCTGCGCACCTTCGGCACCCTCGGCAGCCGATTCGTTTGCGGCAGCGGCGCTGTCGTCGGCACTCTGACCGCCGTCACCCTCGCCTTCGCCGCCCTCTCCGGCGTTCTCGCCCTCGGCGCCCTCGTCCTCGCCACCCTCGGCGTCGCCCTTGGTGCCCTTGATCTTGGCTTCCATCTCGGCGCGCCGCGCCCGAGCCTGCTCGTCGGCGGCGTCGAGGTCGGACTGCACCGACCGGGTCACCTGAACGAACTCGGTCAGCGCCTCGAGTCCGGCGAGACCTTCCTCGTCGGTGGGGTCGGTGGCGTTGAGCTCGCCCCACTTCTCGATCGCCTCGTCCTGGAGGGCTTCGATCGCCGGGCGGTCCGCGCCGGCGAGCTTCTCGCGGATGGCGGTTGCGCGCTGTTCGGGTGTGGGGGCCTGGCCCTCTTCACCGGCACCGTGTGCCGCGTCAAGCAGGTCCTGAAGGGTGAGTTCCACCGGAATCTCCTGTCGGGTCGCATCTCGATCTCAATGCGCCCGGCCCTCGGCCAGCGGCTCTGTCCAATACTGTAACCCGCGACCTGCGGGTTAGGTCGTAACCGGCTCGACGGTCCCGTCTCGATCGTCGGCCCACGCCCGGGCGTCGCCCTCGTCGAGGAACCGTTTCCGCCGTCCGTCAGGCAGCCGAACCACCCAGATGGTGACCGACCCACCTCCGCAGTTACAGCCCATCACGCCACCGCCGATCGGGTTTCAGGGGTTTCCGTCTGGCGGCCACTTATAGCGTCAGTAGAACCGAGTGGCACGTCGGTGTGCTTGCCACGCAACGACACTCGCAACCGGTCGAACGTGACTGGCCCGTACACGCCGGGGATCGGATCGCCGGGAGTGACGCCGCCGGACGAGTAGGTGATGTGCGGGAGGAACCCGTCGAAGTCGCGAGACGGCGTCGGTGCACCGGTCGCCTCCTCGAGCGCGCCCATCAGCGCGTCGCGACGGTCGGTCAGGCCCGGGGCGTTGACCAGCCACACCGCGACGCCGCCGCCAAGGTTGCCGGCGCCGTTGACCTCGCCGCGGATCGATCCGTCGGCCTGGAACATCTCGGCCAGCATGGAGGGGTCGTCGAAGTCGCCGACGTCCGGCAGATAGGCCAGGGTCAGGTGGAGCTCGTCGACCGAGACATCCCCAACCGCCAGGCGTTTCGCGTCCTCAGCCGTCGGCAGAAGCGCGATCATCCCGTCGGTGTCGTGGTCGTCGCCGCCGTCTCCGGCGGCCGTCATTTTCCCGAACCACCACCCACGGCGGCCGCGAGGAGAGCGGTCTCGGCGCGGTCCAGGGCGGCGCGCACCCCGGGCTCGTCGAGCACTCCGGATGCAGCGAGCTTCCCGGATCCTTTGTCTCCGCGCTGCTTCCCGGGCCACTGCTTGAAGACGTCGTGGTAGAGGTTCGCGGCGAGGCCCTTGATCTGCTCAGGCGTCATGTCGGCGACGATCTCGGGAACGCTACTCAGCGCGGTCACCAGCGAGCGGTACGGCGTCGGCTTGGTCGCCCACTTCGCCAGTCCCTTGCCCGTCGTCCAGTACCGGTGCAGCTGCGCCGGCATGCGTCCGGCGACGTCGTTGGCGGTGGACTCCACTCCGGCGGCGAGCAGTCCGGCCATCTGGCCGCGCGCCTTCTCTTTCCGGACGTCGGCGATCGCGTTGCCGGAGGCCTTCTTCCGCTTGTCGGCCTTCTTCTTCCGCTGCTCCTCGCGGTCGGCGTCGACGTCGCCCTTCACCGCGGCGAACGCCTCCTCCGCCTTCTTTCGGCGGTCGGCAGACTTCTGCGCGTCCGAAACGGCTGCCGAAACGAGCGAGGTCAGGTCGGCGTAGGTGACGGGGCTGTTCGGGTCGCGGCGGTGCACGATCCCCGCGGCGACGAGGCCGACGGGGCGGCCGGCGGCTACGAGCTGCTCGGTACGGGGGATCGGGAAGCCGGGGACGTTCACGGCGAGCGCCGCGACCAGCTCGTACTGTCCCTGCCGTGTGACGTCGCGCCAGTCGCCCGACACCGACGACCGGCGGAGTTCGTCGATCTGCTGGTCGTTCACACCGGGCACGATCCGGCCTGCCATCCATATGCCGTGCTGGTCTTCCCCTGCCCGGACGACCGCGACAGTGGATCCGGTGTTGTCGTAGTGGGCAGCGGCGGCCATCGCGTCGCCACCCGGCCCCGCGTGGCCGGTGCCGAGGGTGAGCTTCCCGACAGGCAGGTCCCCGGCGCTCGTACGCACCACGCCCTGGTGGAAGTAGGCGTACGACGTCGAGCTGTGCGGAGGCGGCACCATCTCCCCGTAGCCGATGTGCGGGGTGTCCCAGATCGCGAGGTGACCGCGGACCCGACCGTCGTCGGACACCTGCAGGGCAGTCGGACCCTCGAGCTGGGGGTTCGAGAAGTCGGCCAGGTCGTACACGATTCCGCTGGCTGTGAGCGCGGCGGTCAGCGAATCACCCATGGGAGGCTCCCGTTCTATGTGGCTACATCGAACAGTATCCACCACGGGAAACGCCTGGCCTGATTGCGGCGAGTCGCCGCGCGATTCTAGTGAACGAGGTCGCCGAAGCCGCGCTTGTCCAGGCTCAGGACAAGGCTCTTGCTCGGCTCGTTGTACAGCAGCCACTCCCTGATGCCCTCAGCCTGCCGGGCTCGAGGGGCATCTTCAAGACGAAGGCTGGACAGTAGCTGACCGACGAAAACCGGCTTGGGACGCTGCTCACCGGCAGGCACGAATACGCTGTCGTCCCAGAGACGATGCGAAATACTCATGGCCGCGTCCAAACCGTGTCGAATATCGGTGTCGAGTGGAGACGTGAATTTATCTCCTGTCTGCTGTAACCACAATACCGACTTGTACAAGCTCACGACACACAGACGCGTAATTCCGCAGATCAGGGACTTGCGACCCGAACACGAATTACAGGCACAGCTCCGCTGTAGTCGACGTCGACGACGGTAAATGTGACGAACGACGGCAGCAGCAGTTCACGCTGGTAACGCATTCGGTCATCACCGGCAAGCGACACCCACAACGCGCGAACCCCGGCCGGAATCAGTACCTCCATCAGCACCGGACCACCGCCCAGGGGAGGTCGCGTGAACTCCTCGAGCGAGACGTCCCGATCGAGCGACGTACCGAAGAACCCGGCGAGCGACAGTTCCTGCCCCACCAGATCGGCGAGATCGGTGTTGTCGACGCCGAACACTTTGCGGGTGTTCCGCACCCCGCGGTACGCCTGGACCGGCTGGCGTAGACGGTGCCGGCGCACGAGTTCGTCCAGCTCCTCCGCCTGCTCCATTAGGTACGGGTCGTCGGACTCGCCGCGCGCAGCTTTCTGGAATTCGTCGTAGGTGCGGTCGTCGCGCTGCCACGCCTCGATGATGTCGCGCTCGGTCCAGGTCAGTTCCGCGACGTCTGCGGCGTACTCGGCGTCGAGGACCTCCGCCGCGGCGTCCCGGTCCGCAGGGGTGGGCCCGCCGATGGGCTCGTCGTCCGGTGTTGGAGTCAGCGTCGGACCTTCCGGTGGAGGTGGTGGTGCGTCGTCTGAATCGTATGCGGGTGACGTGACAGGTTCAGAAGAATCTGCCCCGTTGTTGATAGGTTGCAGATCCTCTGCGGCCTGGCTATGCCGGCGTTCCCATTCGTCGTTGGTTTGCTCCCAGAGGACGCCGTCGTTGGTGTCGTTCGCGCGCTGCATTTCGTCGAGGAGTTGGTCGTCGGAGAGGTCCGCCAGACTCCTGGCAGGGCGGTCCGGCGGGGGCAACTTCTCCCGCTCGTTGGTGAGTTCCACGGGCTCCGCCGGTGCCGCCGTCGGCTGGCCGCGGTCCTCGCCGCGTTGCCCCAGCCGCGCCGGCCGCGACAGCCCCTCCTCCCGGGCGACTTCGGCGATCACGCGGTCCGCGTCGTCCGGGTCGTCGGGGCCCATCCGGATCCCGCCGGGCCGGATCTCGCCGATGCTGCCGTCCGGTCCCTGTAGCTCGTCCTGCAGCTCGTCGTCGTCGTAGATCAACATGGCGCAGCGGCAGTTGATCACCTCGTGCGGTGCGATCGTGATGGCGTCGGCCGGGTGGTCGAGTAGGAACCCGCCGACGCGGAACCGCTCGGTCAGCGGTACGACCTGGCCGTCGGCGACGCGGTGCGTCGCGCGTACCCGGGTGTCCTCGGTGGCCAGCCAGCGTTTGTACAGGCGGAGGTCGGGGTCTCGTTCCTGGCGTGCGAGCGCGGATGCGAGGGTGCCGGCGGACACGGCGCCGTGGGCCTCGGTGCGGGCGATGCGGCGGGCCTTCCACTGCCACTCCCCCAGGCTCTCGTCGTGCTCATTCCACAGTTCGCGGCGTCGGGCGTTGAGGACGCGGCGGGTGTTGGGGTCGAGGTCGGGATCGTCGAGGCGTTGCTCGACCTCGTGGATGGTGGCGCGGATCGCGCGGGTGCGGGCGTCGATGTTCAGGACCCGGCCGACGCGGTCGCGGATCTCGTCGATGCTCTCGCCCTCCGCGAGGGCTTCCATCAGCTCCGGTCGAATGTCTTCGAACGCGCCCTCCGGCCAGATCTTGAGCCGGTCGGACACCTCCTCGAGGTACTGCTGCTGGTAGCGGTAGGAGTTGAGGGGGTCGCGGCGGCGGGCCTGCTGGAACGCCTCGGAGAACTCGATCGACACCGACGGGATCACCTGTCGGTCGAGGTGGTGGCGCCATTCGCCGTAGGAGGCTTGGACGGCGGCGTCGACGATGTGCGGGCCGTGCGGGTAGGCCGCCGCCCGGATGGGGTCGGGTTCGCCGAGCTCGCGGAACAGGTGGAACCGGACGGCGGTCAGCCAGGCGTCGATCGCGCCCAGGACTGCGGCGTCGATGCGGCGTTCGGCGCGCAGGAGGAGGCGTCGGGACGCGCGGGCCCTATCGGCTTGACGCTGGGACGGCATGGTCGAGCACCTCGGCGAGCGCGTTCCGTGCGGGCGACCGCTGGGCCAGGATCAGGCCTCGGGTGTAGGTGTCGCAGGCGTTGACGATGCGGGCGGCGTCGTCTTCGGGTAGCACCGCGGCGAGCAGGTCGAAGGTGCCGGAGATCAGGCGGTCGCACTCCGCTTCGTTGCGCGCGAGCAGGACGTGGGTGTGCACGGCGTGCGCCGGCACGCCGTCGTTGCGGAGCTGCCCGATCATCGCGCGCGGCAGCCGTCCACGTTTCCCCGCGGTGACGAGGGCTTGGAGCACGGCGAACTCGCACACCATCTCTACGGCGCGATCGGTCACTGGTCGAGTCCTTCTGCGGCAGGCGGCGAGTCGTCGCGGGTTTCCGGGATGGCGCGGGTCTGGTCGACCGGGTCGTCGTCCTCCCCCGGTCCCGGCGGGGAGGCGCCGGGAGGCGTGGCTTCGGCGGTCGGGGTGGCCTTCGACCAGTCGACGTCGCCGAGATTGATCAGCTCGGCGAGCGCCGGCGCGAACGCGGGGTTCGCGAGGACGAGCTTCTCGGCGAGGAAACGGCGGTGCTCGTCGGCGGACGGCATGTCGCGGTCGGTGAACCCGGTCTCGCGGCGGACGGTCTCGTCGGACACGGCGCCGCGCTCGTGAAGGTCCTTCGCATCCTTCGACCGGTCGGGCCGCATATCGAGGGGGGCGGTGTCGAACCACACCACATGCTGGTCGGCGTCCGCCACGCCCATCTGCTCGAGGAGTGGTTGCACGACCTGGGTCAGGGCGTGGCACGCGGTCGACAGAATCGGCGCAACGCCGAGCTTCACTTCGTTCTCGTCGACCGCCCACGCTGACCAGTGGTTCGAGTCGGCCATGCCTAGCAGGACCGACGGGTCGGAGTCCATGCCGAGGGCGATACGGCGGATCGCTTCCTGCCTGCGCTCGTGCATGTGCGGGTCGAGGGGGCTGTCGAAGGTCAGGTGCTTGACCTTGTCGACGAACTCCGCCGGCACCATCGCCATGAACGGCACGACTGACGCCGCGCTGTCGCGATCGCGGATCGGCACCACCATGTAGTCGGTGAGTTCGTCGGCGAACGAGTAGTCGCTGTCGCGGTCCTCGGGGTTGGTCATCAGCGATTCGATGCCCTGCGGGAGGAGCAGCAGCCCAGCGCCGGCCAGCCGTGAATCGACCTGCGCGGACACGTACTTCGTCAGGCCGATCAGCTCCCTGGCGACGGGCATCACCGCGACGACCGGGGCATCCGGGAGCGCGGACCGTTCCGGATCAGGGGTCCACGACCGCACGACGATCTGAGTAGCTCGATCGACGTTCATGGTCTTGATGCCGTCGTTGAGCTTGAAGTTCGGGTCCTCGCCGGTGATCTCGGACGCAGAGTGCGGCTGCCACTCGATGCCACCGTCCTTCTCGGTGAACAGGATCAGCGATTCACCGTTGAAGATGAGGTGCTGGCCGTAGCGCTTCAACGCCTGCTCGACCATCGGCTCGTTGCCGAACAACTCGGCGGCCAGCTCGGCGGCCGGGCCGTCCTCTACCGGAGTGGTTTCCTCGTCGAGCTTGTCGCGGCGGCCGATGAACAGGCGGACCTGCGAGCAGGCGCGGGCCTGGCGATCGCCCATGAAGCGGAGTTCCGGGGTTTCCCGGCGCAGCTGCCACGCCTCGGACTGCCAACGCTGCGGGGGTACCCGTTTGACCTTGCGATCGACCTTCCGCTGGGTGAGGACCTGCGCGGACGCGGTGATCGATTTGCCGCGCGAGCCGCGGCGCCCGGACTTCGTCTCCGGCACCGGATACGAGGCGACGACGGCGCCGGACGGGACACGGATGCGGGAGAACAGGCCGCGGGGACGCCCAGCAGCCTCGGCGATCGCGGGTGCGGTGGAATCGGGAAGACGTCTCACTGGTTGCCCTCACTGCCCTGGTAGGCGGGGTCGATCTGGGTGGCGATCCCGGACAGCCAGGACGCGGTACCGGCGAGGGCGACCCACTGCCACCATGGGCCTTCGGCGACGAAGTATCCGGCGGCCGCGATGGCGGCGCCGACCCACACCGACATGCACCAGGCGCAGCAGACGAGGGTGGCGATGGGGTGGTCGGGGCCGAGCCAGACGACGATGCGGGCGCGGATGGGGTGGGTGATGGTGTCGGCGACGATGAGCCGGGTGAGTCGGATGATGAGTCCGATGGCGAGTAGTGCGGTTAGGACATCCACCGTTCGCTCCTGTCAGCCTGGATACAGATAAGAGTAACCATGCAGAATGGTGGCGTTGCAGCACTCGGCCCGCCTGCGCGTGTGTCAGGCGGGCCGAGTTCTCTGGTTCCGCTACCCCAACCCCGGGGTAGCGGGAGCTACGGGGTGTCCTCGTCGTCGTAGTGTTCGCCAGCCGCGAGCCAGTCTTTCCGCCATGCGACGGTGGTCGGGATGCCGAGGGAGCGCCATAGCTGGATGACGCTGGGCCGGTCGTCGATCGCGGCGACGATGTCGAGGTTGTAGTAGTCGGGATCGGTGAGCAGGGTGTAGATCTCGTGCTTCACGTCGGTGTCCGGGCGGACGTCGTCGTCACCGCGCATCAGGGGTCCGATGAACGGCCCGGGCAGGTGCCGGACCAGCCACTCGGTGGTGTCCATGATGTGCCGGTACATGCGGCCGGTCACCACGACGAGCACATGGCCGGCGGCGCGTTGCTGTTCGCACCACTCGAGGACCCAGTCGGTGGGCGGGCACTGGGCGGCGGCGCGGTGGAAGGCGTCGAAGTCCTTCGGCGCGTCCGGGGTGGTGATGTGGTGCAGCGCGGTCGACACGTCGCACAGGGTGCCGTCGACGTCGACGATGACCGCGGTCTGGCGGGTCATGGTGTTCCTCCTGTGCCGGTGATGGTGTTGTGTTCCTCGGGTCGGTTGTTGCGGTGTTGCTGCCACACCCAGGCGATCCGGAGCACGGTGGCGAGGGCGGCGACGAGGCCGAGCGCGGACAGGATGCCGTTGGCGGTCATCGGAGGTCTCCTCTCAGGTCGCGGCGGATCAGGCGTTCGACGTCGTCGGCGAGGTTCCACAGGCCGAGCGCGCCGCGGGCGGGGATCGGTTCGGTGAGCTTGCGGGGGTTCTCGAGGACGAGGTGCGTGACGCCGCCGCGCCGGACCGGGTCGAAGATGCCCTGGTGGCGTCGGTCGTCGCCCCACGTCGCACAGGTCTTGGTGCAGTCGTCGCCCGCGAAGTGGACGTCGACGAGGTCCACGACGCCGAGGATGACACCGAGGTCGAGTGGCCAGTGCGGGGCGATCTGCGCGGCGGCGAGGGCGTCGCGGACGCGTCGGTCACGCTGACCGGTGGCCGACGTCTGCTTGCCCGCGTGGATGGCGAGGAGCCCGCGGTAGTTCCACATCTGGGTGCGGTTCTCGATGTTCTTCCCGTTGAAGATCGCCCACGCCCACGGCTGCTGCACGGTTAGCGCCTTCACGACCGGTCGCCTGCCGCCGCGAGAAGCGAGAGACGTTGTTCGACGGTGAAGCCGAGCGCGGCCGCGGTGTGAGCACAGTCGGCGCACAGCGGACCGTCCAACGTCGGCGTCGTCGTCGCGCCGCAGTCCGCACACCTCATCAGGCGCCCGGGGTGTTGACGACGCCGTACGCGAGCAGCAGCACCCAGGCGACGGCCCAGGCGGCGGCGTGGAGGTGGTCTTTCCAGGTGACGTTCATGATCATGGGTCCTCTCCGACCGGTTGTGGTGACGTGAACAGACTAGCTTTCGTAGGTCACTGTTACAACAGTTCCTATATTCAGCCAGCGATACGGCGGGCTGCGACACCCGTCCGCGGCGCATCACCACGCGACCGGGCCGCTGGATTCGCCACCCCGGCACCCCGGGGCAGCGCCGGCAGGACCTCCGTGGACCCGTACACCCCGGCATCCAGGGCGCCCGGTGACCACGTCGTGCCCGGTTCCCACAACAGCCACTCGTCGGACAGCTGCTTGAGGTCGGCCCCGGCGGCGAACCACAGCCGATTGGTCTTGATGGCCTGGGCGATCGGCTCGGCACGCAGGATCTTCGACTTCTTCGCAGTCACCTCGACGATCAACGGGCACAACGCATTCTGTGGGATCTTCCCTTCGCGTTGCAGCTCCGCCCACGCCTGCGCGATCAGGGTCTTCGCCATGTCGCCGCCGAAGTTCTTCTCCACCACGATGTGCCCGGCCTCGTACTCATGGGCGGCCAGGCACGCCTTCCGAGACCACTCGTACGAGGACATGTTCGCGGTGAAGTCGGCGCGGAACCAACCACGCTTCTGCATGTCGAGGCCGACGACGACAATGCCTGCGGTATCGCGGCCGCCGCCGGACGGGTCGACCGCGACCACGTTCCGCCGCCATTCCGTTGGCGCCGTGTCGGTGTGGGTGCGGATGTCGTCGGCGGTCAGCAGCGCGCCCTCGGCGTCGAACGGCAGGCCCTGGTACATCGCATTCCAGTCCCGGTTCGTCGACTCCCGCCGCTTCCGCGCCCAGTGCGCGAGCAGTCCCCCGGTGTCGGCGGTGTCGACCTTCGGGTGGGTGAGCGGATCCCCCGGGGCGCGGCCGAGCGGGTCCGGGTAGATGCCTTTCTCGCGGTTCTCGGCCAACGCCAGCGCGGGCAGGTGCAGGACGTGCCACTCCCCGCCTTCCTCGACGCGCCCATCCTGGTCCAGCAGGCGGCCGGCGAGGTCGTCCTTGTGCCAGCGAGTCATGACGAGCACTTCGCGGAATGTCGGCGACTTACGGGACGACCACACCGACGAGTACCAGTCCCAGACACCGGCCCGGATGAGTGGGGATTCGGCCTGTTCGCGCCCGGACAGTGGGTCGTCGATCACGCCGAGGTCCATGGGCTGACCGGTAAGGCCGCCGCGGACACCGGTGGATCGCATGCCGCCGCCTGTGTGGACCGCCCACGCCGCCTTGGTGTTCTCGGCGTCTTTCAGCCGTAGGCCGTACTCGGCTCCGTACATCGAGACGAGGTCGCGGGTTGCGGAGCCGTGGGTGACGGCCAACCCCATGGCGTACGAGGCGAGGATGATGCGATCGCGTGGGCGCATGGTGAGCCACCAGAACGGTAGCCAACGGGACACTCTCGTCGACTTGCCGACCTGGGGAGGGGTGAAGATCATTTGTCGGCGGTTGGGTTCGGCGAGTAGGCCGATGAGGGCGTCGTCGATCGGTGCGAGGTGTGGCCGTTGAACCGAGTTGCCAGGGTCGTGTTTCAGGGCGAGTTGGCCGGGGCTGGTGGTGTCGCCGAGGACGATGCCGAGTTCGGCGCATCTCGCGGCGAGGCGGCGTTTCAGTTCGAGGCGGGCGGCGCGGGTCATGCCGGTGAGCGCGGACGGCGCGACGCCGGTCTCGTCCGGGCTGGTCATCCGCGTACCGTTTCGTCTTCGCCCAGGTCCTCAATCCTGCGGAATCCCTGGGCGCGCATGACGTCTTCAAGACCCTCCGCGAAATACTCCGAAGTGATGATCAGCGGCACCATCGACGCGGCGGAGCGGTCCGGTACGCCGACGCCGCCCGCGGCTGCGGGTGCCGGGGGCGGGCACACGGGAGGCGGTGGGACGTCGAGGGACACGACACCGCGCCCAGCACGGATCGCGGCAGCGTTCTGGCGCTCGCGCTCACAGTGGTCCCACGCCTGCATGATCTCTTCCAGGTCGCGGTTCTGCTCGCGGCGATCGATCTCGCGTTCCTGCCGCCGGAGGTCACGCCACTGCGCCCACCGGTGGCCGGCGCGGCTGGACACCCAGTAGAGCGGCACCGACAGGGCGAGCGCGCCGAGGACGTCCCACCACCAGAGGTCTGCGGTGCTCATCGGCGTGGCTCGGTGTAGGTGTCGAGTGTCCAGGCGGCGGTTGAGTCGTCGCGTGTCTCGGGGTCAGTCCACGTGGACGCGTCGAACGGGTCATCCGGGAGACGCCAGGGATCGTTGTCGCCGTACCCGTAGACGACAGCGAAGGGCGCGAACGTGCCGAACATCTGCACCAGCGCGGACAGGAACGGGCCGAGGCCGCCGCACATGCGGATGTCGTGGCGGAGGCGGGACGGTTCCCGGAGCCGCGGCACCCGATTGACGACACGGGCGGTCATCGGCGTCTCCGTCCGTCGGCGCGGGCCGCCCACATCGGCGGCGTGGTCGACGGCCGCGGCAGGGCACGCTGCTGCGGCGACTGCTCGACCACTTCGCCACCCTCGGCGAAGCTGCCCTCGAGGACTCTCCGGAGGTCCGCCGACACCCCCTGGAACGACACCTCGAGCGTGCGGAAGCCCTCGACAACGGTGGTGCGGAATCCGTCCCACGCCTCGCGGAACTGCTCAACCGCTGCTGGGTCGGGAGTCATCTGGAAGTCGACGAGCGCGCTGCGGATCGGGGTCCGGTTGCCGTCGGCGTCGATGATCGCCATTCGCGCCTGTGACTTCGGTTTGGCAGGCCAGGGTGGTGGCTTCATCGGTCCCGCGACAGCCGATCCCGGGCACCGGAGTGTTGGCAGGCCGTGCCACTCAGCTGGACAGCCTGGGTGCGGGCACCAGGGCTGGTTGATGTTGTAGTCGTATCCGGATGCCTCCTGGGCGAGCTGTTCGTCGACGAGCTCGTCGATCGCGTCGAGGACCGCGGTCTCGGGGTTCATGCCTCGACCCCTTCGTCGGCCGGGTCGTCGACGACCTGCGCGTCGATGATCGAGTCGAGAACCGGGGTGTCCGGCAGGAGCGCCGGGTCGCCCTGTTCCTTCAACTTGCGTACGAGCGTGGCGATCTCGTCGTCCAGCTCGTCTTTCACCCGCACGGTGGCCTCCACCTGGACCGGCGCGTTCAGTCCCTGCAGCTTCGCCTTCCGGTCGAGCACGCGCAGCACCTGCTCGGTCGCCTTGTACTGGTCGGGGTTCTTCCGGTCGAGCGCGGTCGTGATGTGCGCGCGGTACAGCATGTCGAGCTGGTCGAGCATGACGGTGGCGGCTTCGTCGGCGAGCTCGTTGCGTTCCTGGCGGCGGCGGGCGATCGCGCGTTCGACGGCCTTCTTCGCGGATTGGGGTTCGCGGAACCCGACCTCTTTGGCGATGTGCACGTACTTCGCGCCGGCCAGGAACAGTTCGAGGCAGCGGGCCTCGCGTTCCATGATGTTGCTCTGGTAGCGGACGCTGGTCTTGGCGTCTCCCAT